GCTGTCTATAGCATGATAAATGGTCCATACAGCGGCACTTTCGTGTACTCGCTTGGTAATATAATACCACAAATATTATTTATTAATTACTGACAAAATAAAGGGTTTTATTTTATGCAAAATTAAATTTGACAAGATATTAAAAACTGTGCTAAGGTATCAGCAACAAAGAAAACAGAATATTTTATTTAAGTTTTAAGTTTTAGAGAATGTACCCGAACACCCGGAAGTTTTCCGGGAATAAGCTTTACCTGGTGACATTCTCTTTTTTTATTTATAAATTAACGTGTTAAAGTGAGGTGATAACATGAAAGATAATACGGTAAATATACAAGACGTAGATATCTATTTAGATAATATTAATATATATGCTGATGAATATATAAATACTGTATTATGTATATCACCAGATAACGAAAACTATAAGAAAGAGGTATCAGATAGCTTTGTAGATATGATTTTTTATATTGCAGATCATATACAAAAGCCAAGTAATGATGATATAGAGCTATTAGATAAAATGTTTAATACTTATGTGAGATTATGCAGTAAATATCATGTATTACCAACACTAGAAGTTTTTAGCTTTTTAGTTGGGATTAATCGTACAACGTTTACTGACTGGATGAATGGAGTGTATAGAACAAACTCGTCACATGGTGACACGGCTAAAAAATGGTTCGATATTTGTAAAAACTGCGCAATCAATAGATTGCATAATCAGACCGGAACAAATGCGAATTTGATATTTGTTGCAAAAGCCGCCTATGGCATGGCAGAAACTGCACCGGTGCAAGCTACACAACAGTATGGCGTACCACAGCAGACCGCGCAGCAGATCGCAGAGAAGCACAAAGCCGCTTTACAACTTCCAGAGATGGAAAAGCCGGAATTGTAAAGCTCATAAGAACACAGAAGCAGTAAAAATGTACATGATGGACGGACAAAAGGAAGTAAGCACATGAAGTTGTGCAACATGTACAGTAATAACGATTATAATTGTGCATAATGTATAGAAAAATAAATAGATCTATAAGACAAATCTGTGTTTGTCGTATAGATAAAATATTAAAGACATTGACATTTCCTTGACCACTGCCGAAGGCATCCGATAGACAGCGACCAGGCAAGGGCAGCGGTTCCCATGGGGCGGCGGGCTGACTTGCCAGCGTCCGTACTGGATGACCGGGAGGGGGTATATATAAAACCCCAGTCAGCGGTAGTTACCACCAAAACCGCCCGAAAAAACAAAAAAGCTCTCCTTAACATGGCAGGGATAGTGATTCGAACACGACAAGCAGTAAGCCTTAACTGTTTCTCTGCCATACTAAAAATAAGGCATATCAGAAAGGCAGGTATAAAACATGAAGATAGGATACGCAAGAGAATCTGGATTATGGTTCCCGTTGGAAGCAAAGAAAAAGATACTTTTGAACGAAGAAATTGACTCGTTTATTTTCGATTTGGCAGATGAAAATAATAATTTTAGACTTCTTTGTGAAAACATGAAAAAGGGTGATTCATTAATTATTTGCGGAGTTGATGATATTGGAAATACCAAGAATGAAATCGAAGAAATATGGAGACGGCTTTGTAATTTGGATATTGAAATCTATGTACTCACAGCTCCGACGTTGTTTTACAGTGAAAACATGACATTAGAACAATCGTTTATAAGAGATGTGACACGTAGCGTACTTGCTTCTCAGGTCGAAATTGCTAATCAGAAATTAAAAGCAATAAACGATTTGTGATAACTGATAACATTCGCAGAAAGGTAGGCACAAGATGGAAAAAATAGTAAGCAATGACGGATACCTTCGATCAAGGTTGATGGATATAGCACAACAGCTTTTGAATATTTGTAACGAAACCGGAAATTCAAATATTCAACTCATGACATCATCTAGGGAGAATGGGAAAGGTATTACGCTTCTGGCTAAAGCCGATGACAAACCGATTCTTTCCGTAAAGATGGATACTGCCTATGAAAAAGCATAACCCACAATCCGAATCCATCCGCATCCGGTTTTCCGAAAAACAGAAAAAAAGGCTTCTGGAAGAGAAGAACCGAACAGACAGGAGCGTATCGGATATTGTGAGACAGGCAGTTGATGAATATTTCGGGAGGAAAAGACATGCTTAAATTTTTCTCAAAAAATAAAAAAGGCGTTTCCGAAACAAACCAAGCATATGAAAATGTCGGACAGGAATCCCCGGCAATTCGGAAACTGGTGAAGCCAATTCACGCAAAAGCAATATTAGCTGATGGAAGATTGTATGATACTCAAACTGCCACATATGTTTGTAAATATGGAAATCTTTCTTTGTTTGTTACAAAGAATGGTAGATGGTTTGGCGCAAAATCAAAATCTGAATTAGCTGGTTATAGTGTTGATGAAAACGGAGACAGAACCGCCGAGTACAGAGTAATGTATTATGGTTTGGAATGTATTGATAAAATTTTTGCGATGCAACATCTGTGGTATTACAACCATAAGCTTTACAAGAAATATTTCGGGGAGGTGGAAGAAGGATGAGCGTCGTAAAAATCACAAACCCCAACCCTTATGATTGGCTTGGTACAAAATGCTTTATTGATGGAAATGAAGTTCCAAGAGTGAAATCAGTAAATTTTCATACCGCAGTAGATGAAATACCAGTGGTTGAATTTAAAATGATGGCTGTTCCAGACATTGAGATGGAGTGCTTGGCACAAATTAGTGTCACTTCTCAATCAATTGCTGATGCAATTTCAGTTTTAAGGCACGAATTACTACAACACGGAGAAATTTACAATGGCTTCAAATCAAGCCTAAAATCGGCTTTAGAATCATACAATTACTGTGGAATGCCATTTGAGCCAGAGGAAGAGATTGCAGAAAAAATTCTGGACTTCTTAATTGGGGAGGAAAAAGAAAATGAATGCACTTAATGTAATCGGAACAGCTGTAAATCTTGCATTTTTCGTTCTGGTTCTTGCCGGTACTTTAGCCATACTGGACGAAGAAGGAAAGACAAGCGTAATACAGATTTTATTCTGTATTTGTTTAGAAATATGTTTCGCACTGAATATTTTCTTAATTTGCACGAGGTAAAGGAGGATATAGAATTGAAATTTTCAGAAACATTTAAACTTATGAAACAGGGAGCAAAAATGAAACTTCCAGGATGGAACGGTTACTGGCGCTGGGACGATGAAAAACAGACGATTATGATTCATTGCAGACCAAAAGATTCCGACGAAGGACAGGAAGAAGTCCTTGATATCCGTGAAATGCAGAGAGTGGAATACACTTTTATGCACACACAGAGAGATGACTGGATGATTGCTGATGAGAATAACTGTGGTGTTCTTGGTGGTCAGTCAACATTTGGATTCGGTGACGCTATCCGCTATCTGAAAAGAGGACTTAAAGTGTCTCGTAAAGGCTGGAATGGAAAGAAACAGTACATTCAGATTGCCACTGGAATTTCATATAAGACTGCTGATAATGAAATTGTAAATTGTGAGCATGATGCAATCGGAAACAAAGCCATTGCTTTTGTCGGAACATCTGGCGTACAGATGGGATGGCTTGCATCTCAAGCAGATATGTTAGCAGAGGATTGGATTTTTGCAGAATAAGAGGTAATCCCCATGTATTTACCAATTCCAATTGGAATTATCCCGATTGAGTTAATCGAAAGGGTTAAATTCATAAAAGCACCGTTTCGGCTTAATCCATGTAGGCTCGGGAAAGCCTATGAAAGCGATAAGTCGAGGCATCCAGAGTAGCGGGAGCTCTTATTGATGAATACGCCAGGAATTATTGAATATTTAGAAAAAGAAAATTTCCCTCCTGGAAAAGAGTAATCAGTAAGAGCGGAAAGTTTATATACTTGTTTAGCTTAATATCACGACTTCCCCGGTTTTAATGGTGCGCCGGGGTTGATGGGCTATCGCCAAACGGTTAAGGCACAGCACTTTGACTGCTGCATTTACTGGTTCGAATCCAGTTAGCCCAGTTTGCGGTTTTGCTAACGCCGCAAGTTCATTTTATAACACTCTTTTCTGGAATCTAAAAGTGTTTCAGAAAGCCTTTGTTGCGGCTGGTGGTTAAGAACTGCAACAGTGCCGGATTGTTTGCCATGGCGGTCAAATAATTCGGTATCTTAGGAAGCTTAGTTCAGCGGTAAGAGCAACGGCCTCATAAGCCGTAAGTCCTGGGTTCGAATCCCAGAGTTTCCATTTCTTCTAAATGCCATTCATCCGTAATATGGGTGGAAAAAACTTCCAGTTGAGTGTGTGGATTGGGTAAATTTAGGTGCGATACGGCGTAGCCTAAATGGATCTGATTTCCCAGCTGGTATATCTCGGAGTTAAAAATATTAACGCAGCGCACGTTAATAAAAGGAGTTTTCAAGAGATCCTGCCCAAAGACGCATAAAAATATCCAGTGAATCTACAGCACTAAAACTTGTAGATAGTGGAAAGCATAACACGATAAACCTATTGCTAACCCGGAAGAACCGGGTTATTCGGAAAGTGCAAGTAACTGGGAACGGCCTGGTCGTAGACTAGGTCTTAATGGTTCGAATCCATTCTTTCCGATTCCGCATTGGTGGAGGAATAGGTAAACTCTATTGTGGTAGACCAGGTTGAAACCCACAACTTAGATGACCGTTGATGCTAGCAGTCTGATAGGTGCAAATCCTATCCCGGCGGACGGTGCGACGCGACGTTATACGCGCAAAGTTGAAAAGTGGCGGAACTATTGACGGTGATGAACCCGATACAATAGAAAGGCAGACGCAGAGGATAGTACATCGTAATGGGTGAGTATGTGTCTTTGGACATGGGATGTACATGGGAGTTCGAATCTTCCCTTTTCAACTTCATCTACTATGAGTATATAGAAAATGTAGCTCAGTTGGAAGAGTGCACAACAAAAGTGAGGTCGGTGGTTCAAGTCCACCCATTTTCTATCTGGCAAATTGCCATTGCCAGAAGTTGCATTTTCCCCCTAAAGTTCCAGTGTTTCTCGTTGGGAGATTTATGCCGTTCAAGTCGGCACACTGGATTTTTTTTAACAAGAGGTGTTTATGGAAGAAAAATGTTGCAAGAATTGTAGAAAACATGATGACTTCACATGTGTTTGTTTTAATGGTGATAGCGAATATTGCGCAGACTTTACTGAACCAGAATGCTGTTGTGAATATTGGGAGGGTGTTGGAAATGAACAAAATATCAGTATTGTACATTGCAGTCAATTATAAAGACGCAGATTATTTTCTAACAGAATTATTCGATAAAATACATAACATAACATCAATAATACAGTTCAATAAGAAAACACTTATTTTAGAAACGGAAACATGCATTGTAGGGACTTTCATTATTAATTCACCTCATAGAACAAAAACACTTCGTAGTGCTGCCAGTTATTTTTTGCAAAGCGACAAACCGTTTGAAATGCGAATAAGTAGAATTGATGAATTGTATAATTCTTTGCACTATGGAGACTTATGGCTTGGAATTAATGCGAAAGAAATTACAAAAGAACAGTTTATTAAAATATTACTGTACGGAGATATAAAATGAAAGTTTTTGGTAAAGAAATCAACGATGAATGTTCTAAATGCGGAAACATCCTCGAATGTGAGTTGTTCAGTCAGGGACATGGAATAAAACAGGAACGTGAAAACATAGCTAAAATGATTGCCTGTCAGATGAAGCACAGGGAGAGGAGGGAATTTGAATGCTAAATTTACTTGATAAACGCAATTGCCCTGTTTGCGGTGGAATATTGAAATGTGAAAATGCCGATTTCACAAACCATTTTATAGAAAAAGGACTCTTTTTAAATGTGACATGGCAATGCACCAATTGCGGCGCTGAATATACTGCAAAACTTGAATTAACCCCAAACGGATATGAGTTGCAAGACCGTGAAGCACATATTGATGTAGAGGATAATTTTTCAGCTGAAAAATTTATGCTTGGAAGAGACAATTTTCGAAGACAGAGGTGGTAAATATGAAATTTGAGGATATGGCAAACTGGACAGAAGAACAGTTGAAAAATGAAGTTGTTCGTTTGGCTGATGAATGTGAGAAAAAACAGCATATAATCCTGGACTATAAAGCTTTATCGGAGACACTTAACCAAAAGCTTCTTGAAAATGATAACTGGAAGATTCCGATTGATGGAATTGAAAATGTAGATACTGGTCATCCATCTATAGAATGGTATGAACAACGCCACCAGGATGACTGTATTAGAATCAACGAGTTAACTGTTACTGTTGACACATTGGTTGACCGATACGCTAATTTAAGGAAAAACAAAGGAATGTGCTGATATGGGCGAAAAGGAGTAAGAAAGAATAAATGAGTATTAAGTCAGCATTAGAATCCGAAGGAATAGATTTTTCTGAATACATGAACCCACCCGAACCGTGGAATGGACAGGCATTATTGAGGAATATCAATGGAGTGAAATACGCCTGTTGCCCTTTTTGCCAAAAGAAAGCACTTCTGATTAGCCCAAACACGAAGATTCAGCACTTGAAGTTGAAATGCAAGGGTAGTAATTGCAAGAAAGAATTTGAGGTGAATGTATGAATAAAATCAGAAAGATATGTCGAATAATCACTAATTTTATTATATTCAAGTGGGTAGCAGATTATTTAATAGCTACAATACAAATGATGATTGAAAATAATTTGGGACTTTCAGCAATACCATTATTAACAATGGCAGTATTCGCAGAGTGGAAAGTAATTGAAAATATTTTTACGGAATTAAAAAGATGATTTTATCAAGTGAGGATATGTATGACAAAACAAGAAGCCGTAGTAATTGAAACCTATACAGGAATTTGTATGCTTACAGGGTATGACTGAAGACTTGCATACGAATACGCAGAAAAACTTTTAGGTCATCCGATATATACACATGAATTTCCAAAATATGCTGCTAAGTTGAAAGAACTTAGTAAGCCAGATTTTATTGAAATTTGCAGAAAGTCAAGTGATTAAATGGTATGGTGCAAATTAAGGAACATTCCGTGTATACATCCAGAACCGGATGGATTAGAAAATTGTAGATATTGTGAAAAATATAGTTTTTAAAAATATTTAGAATACAAAAAAATAAAAAGAAAAGTCAAGAGAGCCACATGAGAGCCAGACTAAATCCTAAAAAGAAAGGAGGTCTGGCTCTATTTTTATGGGAAAAATTACAGAAGGCTCGATTGAATGGTATCGGGCAGTACTGAATCAGATTATCAGTAGTGATATGACAATCTATCAGAACCAAAAAGATTGCCTTGATTTGCTCTTGAACATGAATATTGACCTTCCTTTCGACAAGAACCAAGAAGCACGGAAAATGGCTATGAAAGTAAGTCAATACTCACATAACATAGCAGAGAAGTGTGCTGCATTAACTGGAAGTGGTGACTTTGATGACATCTACTGGCAGTATTTGTTACTAGAAGCACAAAATTATCAAGTAGACAGTGGATTGTTATATCTGGAAAAAAATCGTATTCCAGAAGAGCGTTTTTACGAACCAAGAAGAAATGTATTTATGCAGCATAATATTATAGGTTCACTTCAAGATTTGATGGATGATAAGCTGGATATATTCGCATTGAGCGTACCGCCTGGTTGCGGAAAATCCACGTTGGAAGATTTCTTTCTTTCGCTGGTTGGCGGATGGTTCCCTAATGATTTTAACTTATCATCTGCCCATAGTAGTATTCTTACACGTTCACTTTACGATGGTGTTCTCGAAATTATTAATGATCCAGTAGAGTATACGTGGAGCGAGATATTCCCAAACATTGATTTAAGCAAAAAGACAAGTAATGCAAAAGAAACAACTGTGAATCTTGAAAGAAATGGTCGTTTCAAAACATGGACATTTAGATCAATCGATGGTTCTCTGACTGGTGCTACACGTTGCAACAGATTTCTTACAGCAGATGACCTAGTGTCTGGTATCGAAGAAGCATTGAATAAGAACCGACTGGATACATTATGGACGAAAGTGGTAAATGATCTTCGCTCACGTAGGCTTGAGGGCTGCAAGGAATTTTATATAGCTACAAGATGGTCGGTACATGACCCTATAGGAAAACTACAGCAATTATATGAAGGGAATCCAAGGGCTAGATTTATTGCAATACCGGCATTAACAGATGATGGAAAAAGCAATTTTTTATTTACAGTAAATGGTTTTTCAGAAAAATATTTTAATGATGCAAAGGAATCAATGGACGAGATTTCTTTTAACTGTTTGTATCAGCAGAAACCAGTAGAGCGTGAAGGATTACTTTTACCACCAGATAAATTGAAAAGATTTTTCTTTGATAGAGAAGATGTTCCAGATGGCTGTACAGATGAATATGTAGTTATGCCAAAAAGAGAGCCGGATGCTATATGGGCTGTATGCGATACAAAGGATAAGGGAACCGACTTTGAATCACTTCCAATTGCATATCAATACGGAGATAAGTTTTTTATTCCAGATGTTGTATTTGATGATTCAACAGATTATGACATATTGGATAAGAAAACAGCTGATATTTTGATTAAACACAATCCTCATATGATTCGCTTTGAATCAAATAATGTGGGAGGGCGTGTTGCACATAATATTCAAAAATTGATTGATGGAAAATGCAGAGCGAAAATCGAACCAAGATTTACACAATCCAATAAGGAAACCAAAATTCTTGTAAACTCAAATTATATTATCAATAATTTCTATTTTTTGCATCAAAGTCAGTACAAACCAAAATCAGATTACGGATTGTTCATGGCAAATGTAACAACTTATACAACAAAAGCAAAAGTGCTACATGATGATGGGCCAGACAGTTTAGCAATGATGTCTGAGTATGTTCAGAATCCATTAGGAGGAACCGCAACAGCAACACAGAATCCACTTTGGGGAAGGAGATAGAATATGATGACTGCAACTCAATATTTACGCCAGATTGAAAATTATGATAACAGAATCAAAAACAAGCTTATCGAAGAAGAACAGCTCAGTTCTCTTTCCACAAGTGTATCTGCAATTCCTGTTGGAGAAAAGGTACAAACTTCTGTAAAACGTGATCCAATGGGAGATATGGTTGCAAAGATATTTGATCTGCGAGAAGAGATTTCAAAAATGATATCCGAATTTTTACAAAAAAAACAGGAAATAGTCCGAACCATAGAACAGGTTGAAGACCCGTTACTGTACAACATACTATTTAAGCACTATGTTGAGTACAAATCATTGGTTCGTATCGCAGACGAGATGGGTTATTCAGAGATTCACATTAAAAAAAAGCATTTAAAAGCCATAGCAGAAATAAAAAAGATAAAAGGTTTTGAAAGATGATACCGAAGTATACTGAATGATACCGCCAATATGTGTAAAATATAAAGTAGAGCATTGGGTTGAAATATCCAGTGCTTTTTATTATGTAGAAAGGATGGTTCGGCTCGTGAGAAATACAATGAATTTTGTAGACTTATGCCGAGGAGAATTCGGTAGAAAAGTAGCCTATACAGGCGTTGACCGAATCACTCCACAAAATGTAGTGAAAGTAGTATCAGACACTATTGGCATACATAATAGAAATCGAACATTGATTGATTACCTGTATCGGTACATGAAAGGCGATCAACCGATATTGTATCGAAATAAAATAGTCCGTCCAGAAGTTAATAACAGAGTGGTCGAAAACCACGCATATGAAACTGTAAAGTTTAAAGCTGGACAGATTTGTGGGGAACCAATCCAATATGTATGTAAAAAGAAAAATGCAGATAAAAAAATAAATGAGCAAGTTGATTTGTTGAATGATTATCTGGATGAAGCCAATGCAGATGCAAGAAACATCCAGAGAGCAATATACCAAAGTGCAACAGGAACTTCTTATAAGGCTATTCTGAAAGAAGAGGACTGGACAGAAAACGGAGATTTACCACCGTTTAGAATCTTCATTCCGTATCCAGGCGATTGCTACATTGTATACTCACAGAGAAACGGGAAACCAATGCTTTCCGTGCAGATTTTAAAAGATGAAGATGAACAGCAATATTATTTATGTTATTCAAAGAACCAGTTTTTTGAAATCAAGAATGGAAAAGTAACTAACTACGGCATCAACGGTTTTGGTGGAATTCCTATTGTTGAATGCCCGAATAATCATGACAGGCTTTCGGACGTTGAAATTGCAATCACATTATTTGATGCAATCAACAAATATCAGTCTGATAGGCTGAATGGCGTAGAACAGTTTGTGCAAGCCTTTATGAAGTTTAAGAACTGCGAGGTAGACGAAAACGAGTTTTTGAAAATGGTAAAACTTGGTGCCATATCTGTTAAAGATACTGGAAATGGCTGTCAGTCAGATGTTGAGCTGATGACTGCTGAACTAAACCAGTCAGAGAGCCAGGTTGCAAAGGATGATATCTACAATAATATGCTGATTGTGGAAGCAATGCCAAACCGCCAAAGCAATAGCGGAGGAGATACAGGAAATGCCGTATACCTTCGTAATGGATGGGATTTTGCAGAGAGAGATGCAAAATTGGTAGAAGCATTCACCAAGGAAGCTGAAAAGGAATCTGCCAGAATTATTCTGAATATTATCCGTGGTACATCAAATGATGTTAATATCTCAACACGAGATTTCGATGTGAAGATAACCAGAAACCCAACAGACAATATGCTTGTAAAAGCACAGGCGCTTGATTATCTGTTTAAAAATAAAATTCATCCGCTTATTGCACTGATTACTTGCGGTTTATTTAGTGATCCGCAGAAAGTCTACGAAATGAGTTTACCGTATCTGGGAACTATTTACCCGGAACTGGCAGACCCGGAAGCGGAAATGCAGAAAGCACAGCAATTACTTGACGGAAAGTTTCAAAATCCGTCCAAAACAGAACCAATGGCAAATTCTCCATCTAACGAAGAATGAACCAAATTTCGATTATTTAAGGAGTTTTAGAGAAATCTAAGGCTTCTTTTTTAATACCCAAAATCAAATAAATTGCAACAGCCCGTGAGCGTAAATCGGGTACAGACCATGTGCGGAGCGAACCGTGTTGAAAAAGCGTATTGGACTGGAAGAAAGGAGATTTCAATGACAAGAGAACAGGCAAAACAGGCACTTATCGGTATGGGAGTTGCAGAACCTTCCGAGGAACAGGTTTCTAAGCTTCTTGATTCTATTTCTGCTGAAACTAAGAAAGAGAAAGACAAAAATGTTTCTCTGAAGGAAAAAGCTGAAAAAGCAGATTCACTGGAAAAAGAGTTGGAAGAGCTGAAAAAGCAGAACATGACCGAAGCAGAACGGCTAGAAGCTGAACGCAAGAAAGAAAAGGAAGCAGTGGATAAGGAGTTAGCTGATTTGAAAGCTGCGCTTGCAGAATCCAACAAAAAAGCCCTTACCAGTGAAATTACTTCTATGTTCGCAAATGCAGGACTTTCAACCGAAACATACGCGAGTGCTATTAAAGCATACGCATCTGCACCGTATGAGAAACCAGAAGATGCAATGAAAGAAGTCGAAACTTTTGTTAAGGGAGTTTCCGAAGCAAATAAAACAGCACTTGATACCGCAAAAGCAGCTTGGGAGAAGGAAGCATTGGAAAACACTCCGAATCCGGGTGGTGGTAGCGGTGGGAAAGCTACAGTAAAAAGTGATGCTGCTGAATTTGCAAAAGCTTACTCAGCAAAAAAGAACCAGGAAACTAAATCAGTGGACGGTAACGCCCCTGTAAATATTTAAGTAAAGGAGATATAAATAATGGCTTTTATGAAAACAGAGCAGTATGAGTCCACTCCAAATATTCTTGAATCCGAGGTCGGACTTGTACTCAAAACCTACACAGCAGATCAGACAAATGCTGAAACAGTTGGAACTAAGAAAATTATCAAAGCAGGTTCCGTATATCCAACAAATGCGACAGGCGCAATCGGCATTGTATTTGAAGATGTTGATATGACAGATGATACCAAGAGACCAATTTCCGTGATTGTCGCAGGCCGTGTTCTTGAAAAGAGACTTCCAGTAACAGTTGACACTACTGCAAAAACAGAGCTTGAAAAAGCCGGAATCGTTTTTGTAGTCACAGAAGACCCAGTATTTTAAGGAGGTATGACAAATGCCATTTAATATTTTGGAATCAATTACCCAAGAAGAAAGACTTAACTTTTCTCAGAATTTCAGCGTTAAAAGACCAGGTATTCTTGACACCATTTTCCCAGATACAAAAACCCAGTATCTGAAAGCAGAGTATTACAGACTTATGGCTGGACAGAATCTACCGGAAGTTGCATTTGTCCACGCTCTTGATAGCGAAGCAGAAATCGGAACAAGACCTGGATTTGAAAAAGTCCTGACTGAAAAACTCTTCATTAAGAGAAAAATCAATCAGTCTGAAAACTTACGGCAGGCAATTGAAAACGGTGTGCCGGATAATGAAGCACTGAAAAACTTTGTATTTGATGATGCAGCCAGACTGTTCGAGAGCGTTGTTACAAGAGCAAATGTTATGAAAGGACAGTTCCTTTCCACTGGAGCTGTAACAATCAAAGAGAACCATGTTGACATGGGAATTGACTATGGCGTTCCAGCAAGTGCAAAAGTAACGCTTACTGATTGGTCTAAGCCAGATGCAGATATCATGGGCGATATCCAGAAAATGGTAGCTGTAGCAGAAGGCAATGGCTATGTAGTAAACAAAGCTGTTACTTCTCTTAAAATGATTAACTACATGCGGAACAACACTGCAATGCAGACAGCTGTTCTGGGTGCTGCAAATAAAAGGCTTCTCACAAAGCAGGAGCTTGCCAATCTGCTTATGCAGGAATATGGAATCACAATTGATCGTTGTGATGAGAACTTTAATTTCAGAAAAGCAGATGGAACCCTGAAAACAGCCAGATACCTCAAAGAGGATGTATTTACTCTGTATGAAGCAGATGCTAACGGTTCTTTCGGTGTTGGCCTCTGGGGTGTGACACCTGAGGAACTTGAATACAGACAGTTCATTCAGGAAGAGAACCGTTCTTTCGTAACCCTTTCCATGTGGGCTACACCAGACCCAGTTGCAGTATGGACAAAAGCATCCGGTATGTTTGTTCCTGTTGCACCAAAAGCTAACGGCGGTATCGTTATCGGTACCAAGGCGGGGGAATAACCGGGCATAGTCTCGATGAAAACAGCCAGTCACCATCTGTAGCGAGTGCTTATGATGAATCTACACATAAGTATACAGAAAGCGAGTTGTATAATATGACTGTATCACAGTTAAGACAACTTGCAAGTGATAACGGCTATGCCCTGACAGCGACTAATAAGGCTGGAATAATATCAGAGATTTTATCTCAGCAAAGGTAGGTGATTAAATGGACGAACAGCTTATAGAGGATTTGACAAATTATCTTGAAGATGATGCAGAAACTGCGAGGATGATTCCTCTTTCGGCAAAGAGGGCTATTCGTTCATTTAAGAAGAAAAGGAATTATCCTTCATCTTACAGTGATGAGAAAATAAATTCCGATATGGAAAACTGCTATGATTGCATATTTGATTTGGCTCTTTTCTTTCTGGTGAAACAGGGAGCTGAATTCCAAGGATCACATTCCGAATCTTCTGTAAACAGAAATTGGACTTCCGAAACTGAAATATATGTAAATCATGGTGTTTTTCCATTTATCGGATTCTAAGATGGTGTGTGCGTGATACGTCAATCCTCCCACGTATCGCAGGGGTGCTTCAAATTAGGTGGGTAGAAGCAATATCTAAAAAATGGGAGTGATGGAAAGGAATAGCGATGGGATGTGAACACGAGTGTATCAACGAACACCGCTTAAAAGAATTGGAAAGTGCCGTCCATGAGATGAAAGAAAAGCATTCCAAAAGGGATGGAGTTTTTTTTGAACGTATCAATGCTTTGGAACAGAAAATTGCTTTATACAACAATGACCTGGGACACATTAAGGATACAGTTGACGAAATGAACGACAATTTAAAATCACTCATGGAAAAGCCAGGAAAGTTACAGGACAAAATAATTGCTTATATCATAACTGGCATAATCGGTATTGTTTTAGGCTTTGCCCTAAAAGGCATTTTCCCGGTGTAAATATTGATTCCACTACAGGGAGGACAGTGGAATGGATGATTATAAAGACTTTTCGGAAGATGAAAGAATCTTCTATTTGCGTGAAGCTGGATTTGATTCCAGAGAAAAAGAGTTATTCCGATTGCGCGTCTATGAAGAAAAAACGCTTGCAGAAGCTTCAGAAATTATGGGGTACAGCACAAGAACCGTAGACCGCATAAACAGAAAATTAAAAAAGAAAATTATGAAAGTTGCCCCGATGTATTGTCGGGGCTTTTCTTTGTATTAATATAAAATGGCGTATTTATGGCGTTATCATGGCGTGTTAATCAACCTCTTATTATTGTAAAATATAGTTATAAAAACAAGGGAGGTTTGAGATATGCAGTATGGTAATCCGTATTTTGCGCAACCATTTCAACAAATACAGCCGTATCAAGATAGATTAGCACAATTGCAGAATAGTTATCAGCAGGCAATGCCATACGGACAGGCACAAATTCAGCAACCAATGCCACAAGTACCACAAATTCCCATGTTACAAGGGCAGATGGTAGATGGCATTGATACTGTAAAGGCAAAAGATGTAGATATGTCTGGAAACCCTGTCTATTATCCAAAAACTGACGGTACAGAAATATATAGAAAACAATTACAGGCAGATGGAAGAAGTAGAATTTTTGTTTATCGACTTATAAATCCGGAAGAACAACAGCAACCAAAGGCAGAAGAAAAACCGATTGACATAGAAGCTATGTTTAATCAGCTTCGGAACGATGTTTGTTCTGAGATTTCCGAAATAAAGAGTATGTTCCCGACACAAATGTCTGGAACACCGGAACCCAAGCAGAATGGAGGTAAACAGAGATGATGAATCCAATGCAACTTATGCAGATGATACGTGGTGGAGGGAATCCTCAACAAGCCATAATCAATATGATGAAGCAGCAATCTGGAAATAATCCTGTAATTGACAATGCAATTAACATGATGGAAAAAGGTGATAATGCAGGAATCGAAAAACTTGCAAGAAATCTTTGTAAAGAAAGAAATATTAATCCAGACGATATACTGTCGCAGGTTAAGAACCAGTTTGGAATAAAATAAATTCGCTACAATAATTAAAAGAGCCGCGGTCTTTTGATTTTGTATAAATTACAAAAATCAATAAGGAGGTAATCGCTATGATGAATGGTGGATTATCAGCAAGCGATGTCGCTGTATTAAGCGGCTCTAATAACCGTGCAGATGAAGGCTATGGCTTTGGCGGTGGCTGGGCATGGTGGATTATAATATTGCTTATCTTTGGCTGGGGCGGTTTCGGCGGCTTTGGCGGCTGGGGTGGCAATGGTGGAAACGGTACAAATGGTGCAGGTTTCCAAGGATGGGCTACCCGCTCAGATATTAATGAGGAATTCGCCCTTAATGATATTCAGAATGGTATCAGAGGTATTCAGCAGGGTATCTGTGACAGCACATATTCTCTTAACAATACCATGCAGAGTGGCTTTAATGGTATGAATGTCGGAATGCTTCAAGGCTTCAACGGCGTTCAGCAGGCAATCAATGCTGATACTGTAGCCGGTATGCAGAATACAAACGCATTACAGTATCAGTTAGCAAACTGTTGCTGCGAAACAAGAGAAGCAATCCAAGGCATCAATTATAACCTTGCTACCAACACTTGTGCTCTCCAGAACACAATGAACAACAATACCAGAGATCTTCTGGAAAACCAGAACAGCAACACAAGAGCAATCCTTGACTTCCTGACTAACGATAAGATTGCAACATTACAGGCAGAGAACTCTGATCTGAAACGTGCTGCTTCCCAGGATCGCCAGTCTGCATTGCTTACAACTGCAATGGCTTCTCAGACACAGCAGTTAATCAATGCAATCAATCCTGCTCCGATTCCTGCATTCCAGGTTCCTGCTCCATATGCATACGCAGGATGCAATACATATGGTAATGGTTGTTGCTAAGTAACTCACCCTTAGAGGTTGACTAAGTTCTAAGAGGTGGGTTGCGGCTCACCTCTTATTGATTGAGAGGTAAAAAATATGGCATGTAAGAATGTTTGTAAGCTTTGCAATCACCTTGTGCTGTCTACTGCAATTGCATTCACAGGTGGAAATCTTGTGGTTACTATCCCGGAAGGAAGCTACAACAATGGAGAAAAATACTGCATTGTTTTAGCACAGTCTATTCCAAATGCAACCACAATTACTGCCCCAGTTATGATTCAGATAGGAACAGGAACAACATTGTATCCGCTAGAGAATCGTTGCTGCGCACAGGTAACAGCATGTGGTGTTAGAACAAGAACAAAATACGCAACCAGAGTTGTAACAAGTGCTACTGGTGGAGTGTTCAAAATGTTAGGAAACCCGGCTTGTAGTCCGAACAACAATCTGACTGCAATCAATGGTACAGCCCCAGCAGCAGAAAATGTTGTACAGACTGTGAAGAGGGGAGGTATCGTGAATGCATAAGACGGCAATGGAAATGGGAAAATGGGCTATGGAAAAAGCCAAGGCACATGGCTTCGACAATCTCAGTGCTCAAGATTGGGACGATTTGAAAGACTGCATGGAAGCCGTAAAGTGCGCGATTTGTGCTGATAAAGATTATCGTATTGTGGAAGCTATGGATGAATGCGAACAGGAAGAAAAGTATCTTGGACGCATGGGATATGACCGTTACCGCTATTCAAATGGGCGTTTCGCTCCAAAAGGTAGGGGAACCAGAAAAGGTTATAGACCATATCTGTACATGGAAGATGATGACTGGATGGATGAGTATTTAAACAATCCAGAATTTGAGCACAATATGTACCGCATGGGATATCATCCAGATCGTAGTGATATGGAAAATGATGGTATGAATATGAATTGGAAGAAGTCCAGATATGGCGAATCCTATGATAGATACGATGAGAATCGTAGGCACTATCATGATTCTAAGGATTCTGAATCCAAGAGAAAAATGGATGATTCCATGAAAGAATACACGTCAGATATTATTCGTAACCTTACGGAAATGTGGTCGGATGCAGATGCAACGCTCAGACAGCAGATGAAAACTGACCTGAGCCGTTTGGTTCAGCAAATGACATGATTACAATATTGATTAAGCCCTTGTTGCAGTAGTGCGGCAGGGGCTTTTTAGTTGAGAAAAGGATGGTGATAAGCCATGCTAAGACAATTTTACATGAACGGTGACCTATGGAGAGTACAGTTCGTATCCCCACACGATAACGTGTTAATTGACCGCACTGGAAATAGAACACTTGCTGTATCTGATTATTCTACTGGTGTTATTTCGATTGCAAATAACCTACATGGAGAACTTATGAACCGTGTATTTATCCACGAATTAGGGCATTGTGTGATGTTCAGCTACGGTCTACTGCCAGAGCTTCACCGTATGATTAAGAAACGATATTGGGTGGACGCAGAGGAATTTGTATGCAATATTCTGGCAGACTACAGCCATTTCGTGATTGGAACAGCCAGAGATATTTTGGGAAACCAATTCACATATGTAGCCCCTGTTGGAGCAGAAAGGATGATTGCATGAGAGTATTAAGATTTATTGTAAATAATCAAAGAATTTATCCAGATCCCAAGTGTGATTTCTCTGGACTGGTAAAGGGCACGACTGGATATCTTAAAGCATTGTTTATCTTTTCACCAGAGTGGAACGGATGTAAAACAGCTGCTTCATTTTGGAGAATGGAAAGAGAATACCCAGTAATACTGGAAAACAATCAATGTGAAATTCCGCCAGAAGCCCTTACTTGGGATTATTTTTCTGTATCTGTCACCGGAGTGAAAGATAACGGAAAATACATTATAACTACTGGTAAAACCAAAGTATCACAGAGGGGGTAGAACATGGCAACAGCACTTGATTTACTTATGAGCACAAAAGAAGATGTTAATTTGCTTTCTCAAGAATCCGATATATGCACAATTGACGCTAAGACAAGGACTATTTTCGTGCCCTCTACAATCGTAGTTGGTGGGGTGCAATCTGACAAGAATGCAGAACGTATTAAATTTTCATGTCCCAAAATTGTAGGAGATAATCTTGATTTATCCAAATTTTCAGTCAGAATTAACTTTGAAAACGTAAGCAGTGTGGATTTTAATGTTTCTATCAAAGACCAATACATTTGTGATGATGTAGCTGTAGATGGCGAAAATGTAACTTTTTCTTGGTTGATTGGAAGAAATGCAGCAAGGTATATGGGAACGGTACGTTTTATTGTTTGCGCTGTTAAAACGGATTCCGATTCAAATATTAGTGTTGAATGGAATACCGCAATAGCGGAAGTACCAGTGCTAGAGGGTATCGAGATTGATCAGCCACAGATAGGACAGGAAGAAAAAGATGTTATAAATCAGCTTTTGGAGCTTACTAAAAACACATCTGCGGAAGCTATTCAAAATGTAAATTCCGCAAAAGAACAAGCTATTAAAGACATCCAGAGTGTATCACAGCCAGACACTACATTGACTATAGAAGGTGGGCTTGCAGAAGCAAAAGCAACGGGAGAAGCTATTGGTTCGCTAAGGGAAGATATAGGTGAATTAGAAAGCGGGACAAAAAATATTTTTAACTCAAGAGAATTATTAAATGCAACTGGGTGGACAAAAAATGGAAATTCTTATACTGGAACAGCTGGAAATTTAGGCAAGGCATACAAAGAAAACAATTATCCAATTTCCTTTGAGCCTAATACAAAATACACAATAAGTTTAAAAGCATTAACAAATGGTTCAGCTTCAACAGATGGTATTGGTATTCAATTTGAATTTTATTATACTGATGGAACGAAAAGTGTACTGGAACTTCTTAACAATACTTTGACTGAAACAAGTTATGTTCTTGGTACTAATCCTCAGAAATCTATATCATATATGCGTATTAGACATTCATCTGGTGGAAATAATACATGGGTATTATCTGAAATCCAAATTGAAAAAGGCAATAAAACAAATTATGTAAATCCGTTTACGGCTAACGATATCATTGCAAGAGAAAAAATAGAAATATTAGAATCAAAAACAAATAACCTTAAAGAAAACACAGAAATAAAAACAAACGAAGTAAAGGCAGAAATAGACGATCTTGTAGTTCAGTCTAACAATCTCATAATTGCAGTTGGCATTGATAATGTAAAAAATAAAGGATTCTATGTATCAACAGATGATGGCTATAATGCTTTTCCTTTTATTGGCGTAGTAAAAGATAAATTAGTTTGTGTTTATTCGGTTGGTAAAAATCATACAGACAATACTAGTGTCGATATATTTGCCAAAACCAGTCCAAATGGTGTTATTTGGTCAAAAGCAAAAAAAATAATATCCACAGAAAACGTCAGAGACACTATAACAGGACTCGGACATGATAGTCTCGGAATTATTTATTTTTGGAATAGAAAAGGAACGCCAGTAAATGCAGATTGCTCTTTTGATTTATATAAAACTTCTGACGGTATCGTGTTTACGAAAAAAAGTTCTCCTGTTTTTGATATAAAACCGAGTCATATTGGAGATGCGCTTCATATTCCAACAGTAGGTGTCATTAGTTTTTACAACACATATAGAGCAACCAGAAATTCATATGGATATGTGCTTACTAAGGATGGCGGAGAAACATGGAGTCAGATTGAAATTGCAAGTCCAACAACACAGTCCGACACCCCTACTGAAATTTATGGTGTATACATTGGCGATGGTAAAATTATCGCATTAGGAAGGTCAGAAGATAGTGCAGCAATGTTTCAGATACAATCTAATGATTACGGAAAAACATGGGAAACTAAAAAAACAAATATTACAGATGTATATTTGAGTACACCAACACTTATCTATGGCGATGATGGTTATATTACAGTTTACTACTATAATAGAGCAGATGGAAAACTAAAGAAAAGAAGGGCTATTGCTTCTACTGTTTTTGAAAGCCCATCAAGTTGGGGCGAACCCTCTAATATAGCAAGTGGTGCAGTAGGTCAGGATGCAGGAAATGCAAATTCTGTAAAATTCAACGGAAATAATATTATTGCATATTACAGCGGTACAGACACGGAAACAAGTGTAATAGATGTAATTAACTAAAGCCCTCCTTTAGTTAAGCAACCAAATTTAAGAAAGAGAGGAAATATGAGAGGATTAGTCCGTCAAAAGCAAAAAGTATATTGGTCACGAATTACTGAAAAAACAAAAGGATTAGACCGTATTAAAGTTTATGAGAAACCAGTTCTATACTCTTTTTCTGTATCATCTACAGCCGGAACACCAGAAGAAATTGCAGCCGGAATAGTGCCAGATTATGACAGATACATTACAAGCTTTAATCGAAATTTCCATCCACAGGAAGCAGATATATTTTGGATAGACAGAATCCCACAAATAAGCGAGGACGGAAGCCTTATTTTGAATAAAGATGGAGAACCCACAGTATTGCCAGACTACACACTAAAGAAGATTTTAGACACACAAAAAGGCAATATTGCCAGATACGGAATTTCTAAGAAGGGAAACGAAGATGGGTAAGACAATAAAGTGTACCTTGTCGCAGAAATCAATTCAGAATGCTATTGATGAATTAAAAAATCATCAAAATTCTTTAAGGAACAAAAATGAAATCTTCATAAAAAGATTATGTGAATTAGGGATTCCAGTTATTGACCAAAATATTTTGGCAGCACAAGGCGATTCTGATAAGAACCATAATACTTACATCAAAATTAACAGTTTTGGGGACTATGCAGAAGCCCATTTAATATGCGAAGGAATAGACCTTTTGTTTATAGAATTCGGTGCAGGTATTCACTACAATGGTGCAGCCGGTTCTAGTCCGCATCCAAAAGGAGAAGAATTTGGTTATACAATTGGTTCATACGGACAAGGAAAAGGAAAAAACGATTCCTGGGTATATGTATCTGATTCTGGCGAATGGGTACGTTCTTATGGTACTGAAGCCACAATGCCAATGTATAAGGCAAGCGTAGAAATCATTCAGAATATCCGTAAAATTGCTAAAGAAGTGTTCTCTTCTTAAAGAAGATACTATAATATACTGAATGATACTAAACAATTATGTTATCATTACAGTGTTAAATTGTAGCAAGATATGCAATGCGTTCACTATGAAGGTGGGCGCATTTTTTATTGTGAGGTGACAGATATGCCAGACACAATAGAATCTCCTGTATTGGAAGTTTTTTCAAGGTGGGGAGCGGCTGTTTCTAAGATTACCGGCGCAGACAATTATTCCATGGATGGTAGTGAAACAAATGCTTCTGGAAAAAAGGCATATGCACAGCTTTATATGCTTGGAAATCCAATTACGAGAGGTGACCTTGAAGGGGATGAATGCGCAACAATGCCATCATTTCAAGTAAATTGCTTCACATCTGGGAGCAAAGCATTAACCAGAGTGTATGAACTGGACAAGATAAGTCACAAAGCTATGGTAAGCATGGGATTTCGCCGTACATACGGACCGGAACCTATGTTTTTTGGCGACAGTGGAATCAAAAAGCTTGTGAGTCGATACAGCCGAATATATACAGGAAAATTACTTTAAACCAAATGAACGCATAGACGTTCTTTTTTTATGCCTAAAACGAAAGCGAGGTGAGATTATGGATCAGATTTTAAGCTATGTAAAGCCGGAATTACTTGTTGTCGTTGTAGTTCTTTATTTCATCGGGGCAATGATTAAAAAGTCAGAGAATATTTCTGACAAATTTATTCCGATGATCTTAGGAATTCTCGGCGTGTTAATTTGCGGCCTTTATGTTTTTGCAACATCTACAGTTTCCGGTTCACAGGAAGCTGCAATGGCACTGTTTACCGCAATTACACAAGGCGTTATCGTTGCTGGATTAAGTAATTATGTGAATCAACTTATTAAGCAATCAGGAAAAAAAGAGTAGAAAGGCGGTGATCCGCTATCTCCCGGCACAGGGTTACGTGCATATTACCGATTTTTTGTTTGAAAAAAATTGCTGACCTTAAAGAGTTAAAGGTAGAAAGGAGAAATCATGAGCCGTTTAACAACATTAGGCGTGACTTTTGGTTATGGAGTTGAAACCGAAAAAGGCGTAAAGCCTACAACTTTTAAGCAACTTGAGCTTGCAAGCTCTATTGGTGGAATTTCACTTGATACAGAACAGATTGACGTATCAGCATTGGAAGATTATATCACAAAATATGCAGCTGGTAGACAGGATACTGGTGGTACATGGGAAATCGAATTTATCATGGATCCAGATAAATCTGTTAAGCAGATTAAGGAACTTTATAGTGCATCTAAGACAGCAAAAGAAACTGGACTTGCAACATGGTTTGAGGTTGTTTTCCCGGATATGGCAGATGCATTCTTTGTTACAGCTGAGTGTGGACGTGAGATTCCACTTCCAGAAGTTGGGCAGAATGAAGCTGCAACAATGTCCATTTCCCTTATTATCACAGATTACAAGGGACTTGAAACAAAGGTTGCTCTTACAAAATCAGAATGATGTTTTTAATGGGAGGATTATAAAATGGTGACTTTTAATGTACATGGAAAAGAATACAAGGTTGTATTTGGATACGGACTTCTTACAAAAACAGATGTGCTGGACAAGGTACAGGGGATTACAGATGGAAAAGAGAGAAGCCTTCATAAGATGATTTCTCTTCTTCCGGAACTACTTCTTGCCGGACTTCAAAAGAAACACAAGGAAGAGTTTGGGTATGAAAGTGATTCTGAAAAAGAAGCTGTTCTTAATAAAGTCTGTGACCTTTTGGATGATTACGAAGATGAAGGAACTGAGGAAAATCCGAAAAGCGGATTTGATTTATACCAACTTCTTGACAAAGAATTGGAGAAAAACGGTTTTTTATCCGGTCTGCTGAATTCAGTAGCAGAAGCACAGGCAGTGGAGAAGAATGCAACGAATCTTCCACAGGATCACAAAAAGAAAAATTAACTTTTCGAGAAGCTGTTTACCAAGAGATTCTTCCTTTATACCTCTCTATTGGTGTATCTAAAGAAGAATTTATGGATTCCACCCCAACAGAGTTAAAGCCTTATCTCGAAGCTGAAAAGATACGCCAAAAGAGAAAAGATGCCGAACTCTGGCAAGCTGGCATTTATGAAACATCAGCCACATTCACAGCTGTTGCAAATGCTTTAATGGGGAAAAAGTCCAAAGCAGAGTATTTGAAGAAGCCTTTACTGGAATCAGCAGAGGAAGAAAAGCGTAAACAGGAAGGTATACTTTCCGAAGAAGAAAAGAAAAAACAGAGAAACGCACTATTGGCAAGCTTGCAACTCATGCAGGCGAACTTTGAACTTAACCATGAAAAGGGCAGGCAGGATGAATAAGTCTTGTCTGCCCTTTATTTTTTTGTAAAAAGGAGGGATAAATAAAATGGCTGACAATACCATAGATACCCTTGATATACAGATTAGCAGTAGTACAGAAAAAGCAGTACGCGCGCTGACTAATCTTTCAAACAAACTCACAGAAGTTAATTCCGCATTAAGCGGAGTTAATGCAAACGGATTACGTAGTTGTGTAAGGGAACTTGGAAAGCTAAAAGAACTTGATATAGGGAAAATGACAAGCATTGCTGATGGAATTGGAAAATTCTCAAATTCCATAAAGACAATGGGTGGAGTAGATTATAAAGGTTCTGGTCTGAATGCAGTTATCAACTCAATCAACAGGCTTAGCCAGGTTGATGTTAGTGGATTTGATTCTGGAAAACTTGGAGAAATAATCCATAAATTATCAGGCTTATCGGAAATACCAGATGTATCTACCAGTGTTAATCGCTTTGTCAATTCAATGGCTAGATTAGCCAATTCCGGTGAATATATTGCGAATGTATCAGCTGAATTGCCTGGGCTTGGAAGAAATCTTAAATCAATTGTAGAGAGTTTTACGAGCGTTGGCGATATATCTGAACCTGTAAATAGGTTAGTTCAGTCTATTGCACAATTGGCAAGCTCTGGAAATAAAATCGGACAAACGTCAAGCCAACTTGGAACACTAGCAAAGGAAGTATTATCTTTCTTTGACGTGATGAAAACTGCACCTAAAATCAGTGATAACACAATCCGCATGACGGAAGCACTAGCAAAGTTGGCAAATTCTGGCGGTAAAGTGAATTCCGCTACAAATTCTATATCCAGTGCGTTTTCTAAATTGTCATCTGCAACATCTAACCTTGGAAACATTGTTAGCAAAACTTCTTCTAAAATTGGAACTGGGATAAAAAGTATTATTGGATGGTTTCAGCATCTCGGGAATAGTAGCTCTGGAATTAAAACTGCTTCTTTTAATCTCGGAAATTTACTTAAAACTGCTATTGGTTTCAAAGCTATTCGCGGTCTGGCAAATTTAGGGAAAAGTGCAATTGGTTTTGGCTCTGCTATTACAGAAATCGAAAATGTTGTAGATGTTTCTTTTGGAAGCATGGCAGATGAAGCCTACAAATTTGCTTCTACGGCCAAAGAACAATTTGGATTATCCGAATTGGCAGCAAAGCAATATTCTGGAACCATGATGGCAATGATGAAATCGTCTGGTGTTGCGCAAGATGCAGCTTCTAAAATGTCAATTTCTCTTGCTGGATTAGCCGGGGATATTGCATCATTTTACAATATTGATACCGATACTGCTTTTCAGAAAATACGTTCTGGAATATCCGGGGAAATTGAGCCTTTAAGACAATTGGGTATTAATTTATCCGTTGCAAATATGGAGTCTTATGCCCTTTCAAGGGGAATTACAACATCTTATAACGCAATGTCCCAAGCTGAAAAAGTTGCTCTTCGATATAACTATTTAATGTCAGTTACAGGTGATGTGCAAGGGGATTTCGCTAGGACATCCGGTAGACTATGTGCCGCCTGATGTAGTAATACATCAGTGAAAATCGGGTAAAATCGGTGAAAGCTAAGTTGACTTAATACGAACATTTTGTTATAATATGTTTGAGGTGATTTAATGCGAACATATTATATTTACAGAGCTACAAATAAAATAACTCAAGAATCTTATATCGGGCAAACAAGCAATTTCCGTAATCGAAAATGGCAGCACGAAAGATGCTACAAAAAGGAAAAATGTAAATTTCACGATGCAATTGAAAAATACGGAACAGATAATTTTGAATGGGAAATTTTAGAAACTTGTGATACAAGAAAAAAAGCTTTAAAACTTGAAAGAAATTATATCACACTGTATAATACTTATCATAGTGGATACAACGAAAACAAAGGAGGAGTTGGCGGACATAACTCAATTCCTGTAGTTTGCCTTGCAAAAGATGGAACTTTTATTAAAAGATATGATAGTGCAGCTGAAGCAGAGAAAGACGGCTTTTGCGCAAGCTGTGTGTTGGAATCTTGCAGGAGTGAAACGCGTACTGACCATGGGTGCATTTTCATGTATGAGAAAGACTTTCAACGTTATGGATCACGAAAGTACGCTCCGCCAGAATCAACAAGCATGAGAAGTATTATTCAATGTGATAGCAACGGAAATTTCATACAAAAATTCAAAAACGTCCAAGAAGCTTCAGAAGTGACGGGTGCTAATCGTACGACTATTTCTGGAGTTTTAAGTAAAACATATAAATCTGCAAACGGCTTTATTTTTGTATATGAAGAAGATTTCCCGATAAAAGATTTGAGTGATTATCAAAAACGAAAAAAAGGTAGAAAAGTAGCTCAAGTAAACCCTGATACAGGAGAAATATTAAAAGTGTTTAATAGAATATCGGATGCAGGAAAAGAATTAGGTGTGTGCTACAAGGGCATACACAAGGTAATCGACAAATCTGATAGAACTGCATTTGGATATAAATGGATAAGCCAATAAGTTAATACCGAGATAAGGCTATAGAACAAAAGCTATAGCACATTGTAGAGCGTAGGGATTGAACCTAGGCTCTTTTTTATTAAAGAGTTTAGAATATAATATCCCCAAGAGTATCCGACATCCTTATGGGATGAAAATGTACGCCGAACTTATAGGAAACTATAAGAACTATAGGATAAAAAGCCTATAGGATAACATTAATTGACATACGCAAATCAATTACGTTTACTTACCTTGAATTTCCAGTCACTTTCCGCAGTAATCGGGCAAGGCTTAATTGCTGGAATCCTTCCGGCTATTCAAGCACTTAATGCACTCATGTCAAAGCTTATGCAAGCCGCAAATGCATTCCGCAACTTCATGTATGTATTGATGGGTAAAAAACTAAAAGGCTCGCAGAGTGGAGTTAGTGATATTGTATCTAACTTAGGCGGTATAGAAACAGCTGGTGACGATGCCTCCTCCGGGCTTGATGACGCTACATCATCTGCCAAGAAATTAAAAAAGGCACTTTCTGTATTGCCATTCGACCAATTGAATCAGCTTACCGATAATTCCGATAATTCTGGAACTGCATCTAAAAGTCTTGGTTCTGGACTTGGAGATTTGGCAGATAGTTTTGCTGGAATACAAGATTCACTGGATGAAGTTTTGACTGTTGACGAAACACCAATTAATAAATGGGCTGCTAAAATCAGAAAAGCATTTATCAATAAAGACTGGCAGGGACTAGGCTTTACTATTGCAGATATGATAAATATTGGAATGCAAAAAATATATGAAGTTATTAATTGGAATAATGTTGGCCCGAAAATAACCGAATTTGTAAATGCATTTACCACGGCATTTAATTCCATGGTTAGCGGCATAGATTTTGACTTAATGGGAAGATTGCTTGGAACTGGAATTAACACGGCTGTAAATACTCTAAACCTGTTGCTCGGAGAGGGAGGAATAGATTTTTCCGGAATAGGGGCAAAACTGTCTCAACTTTTAAAAGGTGCTATAAATGAAATTGACTGGACAGGTCTTGGAAACTTAATTGGGAACAGTTTTATGGCATCTTGGAAAATGCTTTCTGGCTTTGTAAAGGATATGTCGAAAAAGGATGGTGCTGGAATTACTGGATGGGGTAAGCTTGGCACTGCTATTGGAAAAGCCTTAAATGGTGCAATAAAAAAGATAGACATGAACACAATTGCAGATGCACTTTCTGGTTTATTAAACGGAGCGTTCGAAAGCTTAAAATCATTTACCGAAACATTTAATTGGGATGATCTCGCAACCAAGATAAGAGATGGAATCGCTAAATTCATCAAAGAAACAAACTGGAAAGAAAATGGACAGGCTCTTGGAGATTTTATATCTCACCTGTGTACCGCATTAAAAGATTCTCTCACTACAGACACTTTCTATGAGTTCGGACAAGGAGTTGGAACATTCCTTGGTGAATTACCATGGGGTGAAATCCTTAGTACCGCAGCTGATCTGCTATTAACTGGCCTTACCAGTGCATTAAACGGATTATTCGATGGATTAGAGGAAAAGCACCCGATAGCCGGACATATTGCAGAATGGCTTACAAAAGCATTTATTGCAGTAAAAATAGCAAATATCACAGGTATTGGGACTCTTGTTGGTTCACTTGTGGGACACATTGCGGGGAAAATAGCTGAAAAGAAAAACGCTGAAATGATTGCTGAAAAATTAGCAGATGTACTTGGAGATGGCACAAGTGGGGCAAAAGAAGCAATAAAAGATTTAGGAGATGAAGCAGAAGCAGCAGGAAATGGCGGGTTTACTACACTTGCAGAAAAGATAAAAAATCTCGGTGATGTCGCACAAACAGCTGGTGGACAATTCCAAGGATTTTGGGGATACGCAACTAATTTGGGTGCGACTGCATTTGTCGTGGAAGGTCTTGGACAGGTAAAAAAAGCTATGGACTTTAAAGATTCCACAGCTGACGCATTCAACGATTTTGAAGTTGTTAGAAAAGCATTGAAAATCATCGAAGACCAAACTGGAGTCTCTGGCGATAAACTTATCGGACTTGGCGGTGATTTAAAAAATGTGAAAAACAATGCATTTGATTTTGATGGACAGCTCCAAACCGTAGAAACATCACTTGAAAATCTTGGAATTTCTTCCGATACATTTAAGCAAGCATTAAAACAGGCAATGGAAGAATCCGATACTTCTACAAATTCTCATGTAAGTAATATTAATGAATATATCGGTACGATGGGGACAGAATTTGATAATGCGAAATCTGCATTAGAAAGACTTTCAAATCAAGCGGTAATCACTCCAACGCAGTTTGATGAATTAAGTGCTGTCCTTCAGCAACAAGAATCATCTGGTGCAACAGCCAGAGCCGCATTCCAAGCCTTGATGGATAAAATGACAGAGATGGGAATTGACACAGGAAAAGTTATTAAAGCTTTTTCAGAAGATGTTCCAAAATCTTCATCAACAATGAGCAAATCAGTGGAAACAGCTACGAAATCCATTTCTTCAAACTCTAAGACTGGTTTTGGAATAGCCAGTGCAGCTGTAAGTACGGCAATGGCTGGAATGAAAAAAAGCACAGAAAGCACAATGCCTTCCATTTGGTCAAAGATAAAGAACACGAATGATGATGTTGAAACCAACTCCAAAACAAACTGGGGAAATTCCGCAAGTGCTGTATCGACAGCTCTCGGAACCATGGACACCGATACAAAAGATGTAATGGGCAAGGTTATGACAACCATTCAAAGTTATTGGTCTTCCGTTCTGATCAATACAAACCAGATTTGGGAAAAAGCTTCTGGCAAGGTCGATAAAGAGACCGAAAAAATGAAAACTTATACAGAAACCAATTTGTCTGGAATTTCGGATAAAATTAAAAGGCTATTTAATGTTAATCTTACATCAATCGGTCGGGAAACAGCTCAATCATTCGCTGATGGCATGAAACAAGTACATTTACCAACTCTGACTTATTATATTTCAGAGTGGAGAAAACATGATCTTGGCGGTGGAAGAACCAGTTCTACACCAGTTTACAAGCCTAATTGGTATGCCAAAGGTGGTCTTTTCAATGGTGCACAAGTAATTGGTATCGGTGAAGCTGGTACCGAGGCAGTTCTTCCACTGGAAAATCCACGAACCATGAAGAAGATTGCAGACAGCATTGTTTCCAGTTCGGACGGAAGCATGGGACTTACAAAAGAAGAAATGGCAAAAGCAGTAGCCCAGGGAGTCGCAATGGCAATGAGCATGAACAGCGGAACCAAAAATCCGCAATACATTATGAACAGCATTATCCTGGACGGAAGCGAGATTGCGAAAGCCGTAACAAAAGCCCAGAACGATACGGATAGCCGTTTCAAACCATCCCCATCATATTGATTTTTGAATGATTGTGTGGTATAATTTCTTTAATGAAGAAGTACACACGGTCTTGATTTTTTGAGCCGCTAAGAAGAAATTAATATTTCTCGATTTTGAGGAATTTTTATCTTACTTGGCGGCTCTTTTTTATTTTATCCATCAATATAAGGAGGAATGGAAGAATGGGAAATGAAGTTTTAGTAACAAGCGAACAGACACCTATTGAGATTGCACTTGGGATTGACGAAGAAGGCATGACTACTGCAAGAAAACTATATTCATTTTTAGAACTTGCACAGGGACAATTTTCAAGATGGGCGAAAACAAATATTATAGACAATTCATTTGCGGTAGAAAATGAAGACTATTGGGGGTTCGACATTGATGTCGAGGGTAATAAAACTGTTGATTATAAGATAACTGCCCATTTTGCCAAAAAACTTTCAATGCTATCAAAATCTGAAAGAGGAGAACAAGCAAGAAATTATTTTATTGGTTGCGAACAATCCTTAAAAATTGCTTTTAAAAAGCAGCGCGCAGCAGAACTTGAACGAGCCAAAGGAATAGCAGTAAGACAGGCATTGACAAAGGCAATCCAGCAATCTTCTGAAAATGAAAGAATGCACGGACATGCCTATTCTACATATACGGACGTTATTTACAAGTCCATATTTGGCAAAAACGCTAAGCAGCTGAGAGAAGATTTTGGAATCTCCAGAAAAGAAAGTATGAGAGATTATTTTTCAGAAGAAGAGTTGGTGAAAGTTCAGAACGCAGAAATGCTTGTGAGCGCATTAGTCGGATATGGCTGGGGATATAACGAAATAAAAGAATTTATTCTGAATAAAGGAATTAATAAAATTGCGGCATAATTTTGAATTTTTAGACAGCCCGCATTTAAAATGAGGTCTGGAAAGGTTCGATTTAAAATAGAACCTTACAATGGGGAGGGAAAGCAAAAATGTCATATAAAAATTATTGTGTAGTAAGCAAAGAAGTGCTTCATAATAGAAATATTTCCCTTGAAGCAAAGGGAATATATGCTTTAATGATGAGTGTTGGCAAAGATAATTTTAATGTAAAGGAATTATATGATCTTTCAAAAGAAGAAATAAATGTTATTGATAATGCGATAAATGAGTTAGAAAAACTCGGTTACGTAACTCTTGAAAAATAATTCGGTAAAACCAGTGGGCTAGGGTAGCTCCCGAAAAGCGTAAACCTTGATACGCCTGTCCACTGTTTTTATAAATCAAGGATTCTGGCACAATACGGAGAGTGCCTACGACCAACAAGGAGGTTATCTAATATGAAAGGTAAATTATCAGATCTTTTTTTATCCAGCAAAGAAAGCGTTATCATCAAACCAGATTTAGCAGTAAAATTAGGGCTAAATGAAGCCATTGTTTTACGCCAAATTTATTACTGGCTTGAAATAAATGAAAAATTGCAAAGAAATTATTATGATGGAAGATATTGGACTTTTAACACGATGGAAGAATGGCAAAAGAATAATTTCCCATGGTGGTCTACAAAAACTATAGAAAGAGCTTTTAAAAGTTTAATTTCTTCCGGAATTGTTATCACTGGAAATTATAATAAAGACCAAAGAGACCGTACAAAATGGTATTCCATCAATGAAGATGTTCTTGAAAACATATTAAATGGTATAGTAAAGGAAAACCCAAAGACAAATAGCCAATGTGCATCTGGACAGAATGACGAAAGGCATAGACAAAATGACGAAATGCACAAAGACAGTTCGGGTGAAGCATTACCAGAGAATACTAACAAAAATTATCATTCAGAAAATACTATATCAGATACTACATCTCCTACGGAGTTAAAAGAAGAAGAGAAAAATTCATACCACTCTAACGAGTGGTTCAATTCTCAACATATCAAAAATATGTTGACCGAGGAGAACATCCAGTATACTCCAATAGACCGTAAATCTTTTAATTGGTCTGCATTCAAGAACCAGGTTGCAGTACGGCTTGAAGAATTGGGATATACGACAAGCCCATATACAACCAACCGCTTCTTGGTAGTATCAAAGTATTTCTTCAAGAGGTACGAAGAACGAACCAGAAAACCGCACATAAAAATCAATCAAGACGCTTTGGATAATATCCTGGACAAGTTTGGATTCGGGCCAAATCCAGATTACTTCCAGAATGTTGAGATTGAAACATATATGAAAGTGATTGATGAATACTTTGGCACTTCATTTAGTGAGTACACGGATCACCATTATTCGCATTTCATGTCTGGCTACATACGGAAAAATTTGTTAATGAAAATTGAGGACAGGGAGGATATTAACAGTTAAATATAAATTATAAAATTATATAAGCACATGTTGAGTTTTATAAGATATTGGAGTGGAAAACAAAGCTAAGAAACTTATCCGTGAACTGATACAGGAGGAAACAGATGGTAAAAGCCATAAAAGTAATGCTGATACCAAACAATGTACAGAAAACTAAGATGTTTCAGTACGCAGGTGCTTCAAGATTTGCCTATAACTGGGCTTTGGCAAGGGAAATAGAAAACTATGAAAAAGGCGGAAAATTCCTTTCAGATGCAGAACTCAGAAAAGAATTTACAAAGCTTAGACATTCTGATGGATATGCATGGTTATTGAATATTTCAAATAATGTAACCAAACAGGCAATCAAAGATGCCTGTACTGCGTATAAGAACTTTTTTAAGGGTTTGCAGAAATTCCCAAGATTCAAGTCAAAAAAGAGATCAATGCCAAAGTTCTATCAGGACAACGTTAAGATACGATTTAGTAATACCCATGTTAAATTTGAAGGCTTTTCTTCCAGCAGGAAAGCCAATAAACAAAAAATGAATTGGGTAAGACTTGCAGAACATGGAAGGATTCCGACAGATGCTAAATATATGAATCCGAGAATATCCTTTGATGGACTAAACTGGTGGATCAGTGTATGTGTGGAATTCCCTGACAGCAGGGAAACACTTAATGATGACGGAGTCGGTATAGACCTGGGAATCAAAGAACTGGCCATCTGCTCTGATGGAACTAAGTATAAGAACATCAATAAGAGTCAGAAAATAAAGAAACTAGAAAAACAGAAACGCAGATTACAGCGTAGTATCTCTCGTTCTTACGAGAAAAATAAGAAAGGGGAAAGTTACTGTAAAACAAATAATGTAATCAAAAAGGAAAAACTTTTATTAAAACGAAATCACAGATTAACAAACATCCGTAAAAATCATTTAAATCAGACCATATCGGAGATCATAAATCGAAAACCAAGATTTATATGTATTGAAGATCTGAATGTCAGCGGAATGATGAAAAACAGACATTTATCCAAAGCAGTTCAGGAACAAGGATTTTTTTGGTTTAGAAAACAGCTTGAATACAAATGCAGTGATAAAGGGATCCAGCTTATTGTGGCTGATCGGTTTTATCCATCATCAAAGCTTTGCAGCTGTTGTGGAAATATCAAAAAAGATTTGAAATTATCTGACAGGGAATATAGATGTGAGTGTGGGAATATAATTGACAGAGATTTCCAGGCATCAATAAATCTTAAGGGTTATGGAGAACGATTTGCAAGCTGACACTGAAACGTTAATGCAAATATGTACGGATACGTTAGTCCGGAATTTACGCCTATGGAGAGTACAAGAACTTGTGAGTAGATTGATATTTATATCATCAAAAGCATACTCGTTGAAGTAGGAATGGAACATAGAAGTTTATAACTTTTTATAAGTTTTCAGTAACGGACACACTATGATATTTTGGCTATCAATAATCATTTTTGCAGTCGGCGTTGTTATTCTGATTGCAAATAGAATAGGCGAATCTTTAAGCTACAAATATGAGTATTCAAACACAAGTGAATTTATACTAATCTTCGGTGCTGCAGTTGCCTTTATCGGTGCAGTATGGCTTTTGATTGCTGGATTGCCTTTAGTAACAAGCCAGACTACAATTACTGCCACTAAACAGGCTAATGTCGAAAAATACAAGGCTCTTACCTACAAGTTAGAAAGTGAAGCTTGCCGAGATCAATTCGGACTTCTAAACAAAGAAATTATTGACGAAGTGCAGGATTGGAATACAGACATCACCTACTACAAGTCTATGGAGGATAACTTCTGGATGGGAATCTATTACCCGGATGTATACGGAGATTTGGGAACGATTGATTATGAGATGTACGATAGTAATTAATTGACATGATAAAATAACCAAATCAGTTTCAAAACCTCTCATCCGATAAAATTAGGCACAAGCCAATAAAATTGAAATTTGAACAAAGAAATCAACTAATTGTGGAGAATTAAAACATATGAGCCAAATAGGAACAGAACTTCCAACAGAATATTCAGACCGTTTCGATAAATTACGCCAGAATAGGGCTGAGGTAAGCTTTTACAAGTATGGTACGGCAAAGGATAACTTCGGGGAGAAGTTAGTAAACGCCTTGGAATCCCACGATATGTGCATCAAAAAGTATCGTGAGACAGGGAACACAGAATATCTTTGCGATGCAGCTAATTATTTGATGTTTGAATTTATGTATCCGCAAACTCCAGGCGCATACTTCAAGGCAACAGACAGCGGGGAAAGTGCCGGAGTTGCCGGAACACCAATTAATCAGTTGAAGGAGAAGTGGTATTAACGAAAAGGAGATATGGAAATATAATGAACAGACCATTATTTAAGCCAGGGGATATTGTACAGCACTTTAAGCGAGAAACTATCGAGAATCCGCGTGACAATGAATACCTGTATGAGATTGTCGGTTTTGCTAGGCATACGGAAACAGGAGAAGACCTAGTGATATACAAAGCCCTGTATGGCAGTAAGCAATTATACGCCAGACCGAAAAATATGTTTTACAGTGAAGTGGATCACAAAAAATATCCAAATATCAAGCAGAAATATAGGCTCGAGAAATATCATGGAGTGTTGTACGTGTAATGGACTTCAAGCAGACTTACTTTTCCATCTGGCAAGATATATGGAATCTCCACAAGAAGTACGCCTTTATCTCAAAGGATGATATTCCACAGTGGGAAAATCTCACCGTGGAAGCAAGCCAGATTCACGATAAATACTCCGATTCGGACGGCGCAAAATTTGCCGAAACTCTTTTGATTGCTGTAACTGCGGAAATTGATAGAAAAGCGAAATAAAGCTTTCAGAATACGCCCCAAGGTGGTACAATATGGGTATCAAATATTGGGAGGTATGAGTGTATGAAGAAAGTGAAAAAGATACTATCGGTTCTGGCAGTCATGCTATTGATTGTCTGTATGGCAGTTCCAGTATCGGCGGCAGGGAAGATTAGTAAGAGTAAGGCAACGTTACTTACTGGACAAACTCTACAGCTGAAATTGTCTGGAACAAAGGGAAAGACAAAATGGACTTCCAGCAAGAAATCTGTGGCAACGGTAAGTGGTTCTGGGAAAGTAATAGCCAAGAAATCGGGTTCTGCTACAATCACTGCGAAAGTGGGCAAAAAGAAGTATAGTTGCAAAGTAACTGTGGAATCTCCAAAACTTAGCAAGAAAAGCCTTGCTTTAAAAGTTGGAAAGACAAGTACCATAAAAGTAAAAGGAACTAAGCAGACTGTAAAATGGAAATCCTCAAAGAAAAGTGTTGTGACCGTAAAAAATGGAAAAATTACTGCGAAAAAGGCAGGAACCGCCAATATTACAGCAACCATTCTTGGAAAGAAATTCACCTGTAAGGTTACTGTGAAAAAGGCTTCTAATGGTGGATTTAGCGGAAATACGAATGCCTCCAAAAACAATGTAACGTATCACGCAGAAGCAACGCCAAGGGGAGAAGTTATAATTCTTAAAAATAATTACAATTATGCGGTTTCTGTTGATATTAGCTGTGCTTTTTGTTTGAATGGACAAATAGTTTCAGTAAGCAATCAGTATGATACGTGTGTAATTGAGCCAGGGATGAAATATGCTACATTAATGACAAATTATGGAAGTCAATGGGATTCTGTAAAAATTAATTTAAAAACAGAAAATGTATCATATTTTGATTTTAATGCAAAGAATATTACGTATACATCAAATTTAGGAACAGAGGGTGTTGTTTTAACAGTTAAGAATAACGGAAAAAACAATCGTGGAACCCATATGGCAGTTGTATACTATAAAAATAATAGAATAATTGGATGTGACGATGGTTTGTTTGCTAATGTTCAAAGAAAAGGAAGCGTTGATTACTTACAATCATATTTTCCAACTGATTCAAATTATAATACAATAATTCCAGATCGTTATGAAGTATACGTAAATATGTCATACGATGTTCGTGATATGCCAGCACCAGAATGGTAAAAGAAAAATTAGGCTAGGGAGAAATCTCTAGCCTTTTATAATCCGTTTGTTATGCCATTTCCATAAACTTCAGATTCACTATCCATTTGCATTTGAGATAATGTATCATCGGCAGTTTTTAATAATTCATCTCCTTTTTGCCAGGCATAAGAAATATATATTTTGTTATTTTCTAAATCATCATCATAATCTGATAAATCAGATGCCCGAAGAACTAAAGAAGTATTGTTAGCACCATACCACCATGTATAAATATTTTTTATTCCCCATTGAGTAGTATCGCTCTCTGTTTTATCAGGATTACCATAGACAGATGAAAGTTTTTCAAGTAAATCAGAATACATAGAGTCTATATCTTGCGGTTCAAATTCATATTGTGCACCATATAGCAAAGTGTTACTATCATCAAAATCTATTTTATTTTCATTAATGCTATAAGAATAGTAAAAATTCAAGTAAGGAGTAGAATATCCAGCTACATCTACATCTGCTATATCTAATGGCTGAGCATAAAGGCAAATTTTACCATCATAAACATTGGAATCGTCAGACATACCAGTTAATATTTCTTTTGTACTCATTGCATTTATCCCATCTAATTGTATGCCATAAAGACACTGATCTGGAAACAAATCCTTTGTATCTGAGAAAGAAGTTCCCCATGGAATATCCCTAAAAAGAATTTCTTTATCTGTTTTAGCGAACACAGGCGTAACACTTGAAAAAATGGATGTTAAAGCCAAAATCATAAAAAATTTTCTTTTCATGTAAAATCCCCCTCTTTAATGTGATACACATATTTTACCATTCCAAAACGGATAGTGGAATAGGAAATTTGAAAAAAGGTAAAATAATGGTTGACATTGTACGTACAAACTGATATATTAAAGATGTACAAAATGTACGTACAATCTGAAAGGAGTGATAAAATGTCTCCCAAAATAGGGCAAAAGTTGACGGACAATCCTAGAAGCGTAAGATTGGAAGTCAGACTTACACAGGAAGAAAATGCACTATTAGAGGAATGTGCAAAAAGACTTCAAGTTACAAAGACAAAAGTTATCACAAAGGGAATCGAATTAGTAGATAAAGATTCTCGAAACTAAAAAACAGCCGTAGCACCGACCAAAGCACAAACGACTGTTTAAGCAACCAGAAGTCTCACCTCTGGTAATTAATATCTTATCATTTGTGAGACTTCTTTTCAAGAGAAAAGGAGTATTTTTTTATGCAAAACTTAGTAGTAAAAAATGTAAATGTATTAGGTGACATGATTATGGCAGCAAAAGGTACTGATGGATTCGTATATGCAGGAGTAAGTTATTTCTGCAATGCCCTTGGCATGAGCAAAGGACAAAAAGATAGACAGATTATGAATGTCCAAAAAGATAAAACATTACAAATGGGGTGCCTCAAATTTGAGGCAGGGGTATTTGATAAAAATAACGAGACTGTTGCACTTAGATTAGATTTTGTTCCACTTTGGCTTGCAAAAATAAACATAACAGAGAAGATGCAAAATGAGCATCCAGAATTAGCAGCCAAATTGCTTGAATACCAGTTAAAAGCAAAGGATATTTTGGCAGATGCTTTTTCAGAAAAGAGGAATTCTCCCATGACTATTCCCGAACAGATTCAGCTTCTAGCACAGGGAAACGTAGAACTGAATAAGCGAATTGACGATATTCAGATAGAGTTTGAGACTTTGAAAATGGATTTGCCGATTCTCCCGATTGAAGCGGAGAAAATCACGGAAGCCGTAAAGAGAAAAGGAACACTGGTGCTTGGCGGTAAGGAATCAAATGCTTACAATAGCCGTTCCATTCGCCAGAAGGTTTACAGTAACATTCATTCCAATCTGCGCTACCAGTTCCAGGTCAAAAGCTACAAGGCAATTAAGAGAAGCCAGGCAGAACAGGCAGTCAAGATTATTGGAGAATACAAACCGCCAGTTTTCTTGAAGAATGAGATTGATACAGAAAATGCACAGCAGAGATTCTTTTAATTAGATTTTTACAGGGATACACAGGAGGAAAATAAAATGACAGAAAATATGGATAGAGAAAACACAATGTTCGAAGTAGAGGACACTATTGATAAAATCAAGTTTCTTTTGGACGATTTCATGGAACAGTATGGATTTAATAGCACAGAAAAAATGGACGAACTGAAAAAATGGCAGTTTGCATATAACAAGGACTTTATGACCATGAAATTGTTGATTTTATGCGATTATGCCAATAAAGCAAGACAGAAATTTAAGGCTCTTGAATCTATGGAGCAGAAAGCGTGATCGTATGGCAAACAGAATCCAATTCAATGACTTTCAGAAAAAGAGCGTGTACGCCAAGTGCAACGGAAAATGTGCGATATGCGGTAAGCCTGTCAAATTCAAGAAAATGACAATCGACCACATTATGCCGTTGTCTCGTGGCGGCACCAATGATATTAAGAATCTGCAACTGGCGTGTAAGCGTTGCAACAGCATGAAGAGCAACATGACAATGGATGATATGATGGGGCAGATTTCCGAGATTTTGAAGTATAACCGCAAACAGAAGTTGATTAGAGCGTTGGGAGGAATTGTGGAATGACACGTAAGGAAGAGATTTTAGAACTGATTGAAAAAATCACAAAAGAGAAAAATATCAATATGCTTTACGGCGTGGTTAAGACAATGGTTGAATATGAAAACCATGAATGATACCAAAATATACTGAATGATACCAACCACCTATGCTATAATACAAAATCATAATAAGCAAATTTTAAAGCGTTTACCTTTCGGGGTAGGCGCTTTTTTGTTGCAAAAAATGAGGACAAATTTTTGAATTTTCTCTTTATAGTACGAAGCTTTAAATAAATTAAGGGGGATATATCCCCCTTTCTGAGGGTTTGCATATGGCAGAAGTATTTTTAAAAGTGGATGGGGTAGCATTGCCTTGTCCTTCTTCTTTTACATGGGGATTACAGGATATATCGGCATCAGAATCCGGCAGAACAGACGATACGACCATGCATAAAAATAGAGTTGGACAGAAACGAAAGCTGTCTGTAGGCTGGAATGCTCCAGATTGGGACACTGCTTGCAAGATTATACAGGCGGTAAACCCAGAGTACATACAGGTCACATATCCAGACTTGCTGTCTGCGAACAAGCACGAAACCAGAACATTTTATGTTGGTGACAGGGAATCCCCTTTTAAGTGCTGGTGGGTTGGAAATGAGCGCATGGAAGGACTTAGTTTTGACTTTATCGAGAGGTAAGATATGCGAAATTTATCAACGGAATTTAAAGAACAACAGAATAGTGGGAACCGTAACTATCTGAAATATGCAGATTTTACCTTTACGGACGGAAGTACATTATCCATTACCGACAAAGACTTATGGTCTAACGGCTTCAAGTTTGAGGATGCAGTATCACAAAATGGTTCCTTTGATATTGGCGCAGCTATTATAAATAAACTGACTTTGCAGATCAACAACTTTTCTGGCAAGTACACAGATTACATCTGGGATGGAGCAAGGGTTGTTTGCCATATTGGACTTGAATTATCTACTGGCATTGAAAAAATCCGTATCTGTACTATGACGGTAACAGATGCTCCATATCAAAGCACTGCAATTATCAGCCTAACTTGCGAAGATTCAATGCGATTATTTGATCGCGATTATTCAGAAAGTAAACTGACTTATCCGGCAACAAGATTACAAATCATCCAGGATGCTTGCGAGGTGTGCGGAGTAACACTTCAATCTACAAGGTTTGATAATGATGATTTTGTGATTGAGAATCGACCAGACGATAGCAGTATTACTTTCAGACAGGTAATTGCATGGGTAGCACAGATGGGCTGCCAGTGGGCGAAATGTGACGAATATGGTCGCTTATGCTTTGGATGGTATGAACGTGAAGTCCTGGATAATTTTTATGATTTGGTGGAAACTCCATGGAAAGATGTAGAAGGTAACGACATATTAGATACCACTGGTGAACAAATCATTACTATCATGCAGACTGGGATTACAGCAATTCAAACAAACGGATTTACTCCATGGTTGTATGATCTTGAAATAACAGGTATAAAAGTTACAGAATACGTTGAAAATTCTTCTCAAAATGAAGCAAAAACATATCAGTCGGGGAAATCTGGCTACGTTATCGAAATAAGTGATAATAAGCTAATTCAAGAGGGAACAGGAGAAGCAATCTGCAAGATTATTTCAGACAGATGTGTTGGAATGAAATTCAGACCGTTTTCTACTGGCGCTTTAACAAATATTGCATGGGAAGCTGGTGACACCATTGCGATTTCCGATAGAAACGGAAAACAGTATAAGAGCTACCTAACTTCTGTTACTTTGAATCCAGGCGCATTTGAGCAACTTGAATGCAGTGCTAAGAGTGCATCCAGAAATAAGCAGAAACAATATAGCCTTAATCAACAAATACAGGCAGAAAATAATAAGAATTTAAGAGATGAACGTACCGCCAGAGAAAAGGCACTGGAAGAATTATCGCAACGACTTGCGGAATCTTCTGGAACATACACGACAGTAGAAACACAGCCGGACGGAAGCAACATCTATTATCTTCATAATAAGCCGCAGTTATCCGATTCTGACATTATATGGAAAATGACTGCGGAAGCGTGGGCTGTATCTACAGATGGTGGACAACATTGGAATGGCGGTATGACGGTTGATGGTGATGTAATTGCCAGAATCCTTACTGCCACAGGCGTTAATGCTGACTGGATCAATACAGGAACTATTAAAGCAATTGACAAAGATGGAAATACAAATTTCCTGGTTGATGTAACAACAGGAAGGGTTATTATCAATGCAGATTCTGTACAAATCAAAGGAAAAGATGTCAATGCAATTGCAAAGGAAAAAGCAGAAACAGAAGTAAATAATTTTATAAGCAATACATACACAACTGATATCAATAATTTACAGTCTCAAATCGACGGACAGATTGAGACTTTTTTTTATGACTATGAACCGACCTTGCAGAATATCCCGGCTTCTGGATGGACTACCAACGAAGAACGAAAGAAACATGAGGGTGACTTATTTTACTGGAAATCTAAGGGATATGCGTACCGTTTTATGCAAGATGGGGCAACATGGAAGTGGCAACTGGTACAAGATACTGATATCACGTTAGCACTTGCCGCCGCAGAAAAAGCGCAAGATACGGCAGATCATAAGCGGCGTGTATTCGTAGTTCAGCCAGAGCCGCCTTACGATATTGGGGACTTATGGACACAAGGCTCTAATGGTGATTTGATGAGATGTAAAGTTGCCAGAGCAAGCGGTTCTTATGATTCTTCCGATTGGGAAAAAGCTTCAAAATATACGGATGATACAAAGGCAAAAGAAGTAGAAAAGCAACTTGGAACTGTTAAAAAGGACTTACAGGTACAGATTGATGGAAAAATTGAATCTTATAACCAAGAATCAGATCCATCAACTTCATGGACAACTGAAACATCAAAAGTACAGCATAAGGGTGACTTGTGGTATAACCCAACAGATAAAGTTACAAAACGTTGGAGCGGTACCGAGTGGACTACTCTGGATGACGCAACAGCACTTGCAGCGCAAGAACTGGCAAAGAACAAGAAAAGAGTGTTTTCTTCACAGCCTACACCTCCTTACGATATCGGGGATTTGTGGTGCCAGGGCGGTAGTGGTGATATTATGCAGTGCAAAACCGCAAAACCTGTTGGTGGAGCATTCGATAATTCGGATTGGCAAAGAGCAAGTAAATATACGGATGATTCTACTTTCAATACTTTCTTGGATGGAGTTTTCAAAGATACAATAAACAATCTTAAAACACAGATTGATGGGAAAATTGAAACCTGGTATCAGCCGAACGACCCTTCTCTTAAATGGATAAAAACAGAGGAATATCCGTGGTGCGATATTGATGGAAACAAGATTCTGGATGGATCCGGGAATGAAATTATCTTGGTATGGGAATCAGAAAAAGCAGAGCACGAAGGTGACCTTTGGCACAATACTTCTGATAACACACAATGGATTTTTAAATCCGGTATTTGGCAACCACAATCCATACCAAATGAGCTGTTAGACAAGATAGATGGTAAATCATCCGTTTACATGGTTCAGCCAACTCCACCATATTACAAAGGTGACATGTGGGTAACCACGAACAATGAAGGGAAGGCCTCGCTCAAAACATCAACGGTAAATCGGGTTAGTGGAGCATTTGATGCTTCTGATTGGATTGATTTCAAGTATGCAGACAAAGATGATATCAAAAATGCAATTGATAATTACGATACCAGTCTTGGACAGGATGAAGTGTTCAACAAGCTTACAAAAGGCGGAACGGAACAGGGAATCTACATTCAAGACGGAAAAGTATTTATCAATGCAAAATACATTTTAGCTGGATTGCTTGCCGGTGAGAGAATTAACGGTAGAGGGCTAAAAGTCATTGATGATAGCAAGAATGTTACCTTAGAAATCGACAGCAATGGAAACGTCATTTTAGCTCCAAAAACTTTTTCCTTACAAGGGAAAACAGTAAAGGAAATTGCAGATTCTTCTGCCAGTACCGCAGTATCAAACCAGACACAAGCCGATATTTTCAACAAACTCACCAATGGCGGAAAAGCGCAAGGAATTTACTTAGATGAAAAAGGAAATCTCTATGTAAATGGAGAATACGTGCAAGCCAAAGGAATTAGGGTTGTTGATAGCAATGGAAAAACCACTTTTGCCATTGACAAAACTACTGGTGCAGTAACAATAGCAGCTTCACAGTTTACATTAGGAGATAAAAGCGTTACTGATATAGCACAGGAAGAGGCTATAAAACAAGTCCAAGATATTACATCGGACAATATTATTAAAGGCTATTATCTAACAGAACAAAATGTTAAAGATTATTGGTCTACACAGAGTGCATATACATATGAGTATGGAGTTCAGGATGTAGATGGCGGTAAAAATGCAATCAAAATAAACGGAACTGGAGCACAATTTGGAACGAAAAATTATAAGCCAATAAAAGTTACTGGAAATTATACTTTTTCGTTTTGGATAAAAACTAGTGTTGCAACACAAGTATATGTGTATCTTGGAAGTAAAACAATATTAAATGCTAAAACTACAACTGAATGGCAAAGACTGCAAGTAACAACAACTTTATCTAGCTTACCAAATGATAGTTTAAACAGTTTGAGAATCTTGACATCATCAGTTGGGTCTAGCGTAAAATTTGATACCTATATTTACATGCCAAAGCTTGAATATGCTTACACAAATGAACAAGTGTTCAATATGCTTACAAACAACGGTGCAATAAAGGGAATATACATGGAAAATGGAGAATTGTATTTTTCATTCACCTATGCACATGGAGGTACATTGAAACTTGGCGGTTCAAATAACGGAAATGGGTTACTTTCCATTCTGAATGCAAGCGGCACACAGGTTGGATATATTGACAATACAGGCGTTCATTTTAACCAAGGTGAATTTTCTGGAAGCGTAAAGTCACTAACTGGGGAAATTGGAAACTGGCAGATTGATAAAACAAATGGAAAATTAACCTCTGCAAACGGTGCCATTGTACTTGATGCGAAAAACAACATGGTAACCATAAATGGCGTTGATCTAAAAGCAAATGGAAACGGATTTGTTATTGATGGCGGTGTAAAAATTAAAAACAGTCCTAAATCTAGTGAATTTGGAGATGAAAGTAATTTCTTTTGTATAGAAAACCTTGGATCAATTACAGATGGAACACACTTAGGAGTTAACAGTCAAGGCATGGTTATTAAGGTTCCATCATCTTCCTGGCGGTATAAGTCAATTCGGACAACTGTTAAAGAAGAAGAACTGGAAGAACTTTATCGTGTAAAGGTTGTTTGGGCGAAGTACAAAGAAGGATATCTCGATAAAAACGATAGCCGATATGATAAATTAATGCCAATGTTTCTTGCAGAGGACATGGAAAGGCGTTTTCCAATTGCAGTAAACCATTTACCAGATGGAAAGCCCGAGGATTGGAATTACAGAATTATGATTCCATCCATGTTCGCCATGATAAAATTCAATCATGAGAAGATAAAGGAACTCAAATCCGAGAACGAAGAGCTAAAGTCTGAATTAAAAAGCATTAAAGAAGAACTTGCAGAAATCAAAAAAATTTTAAGTAAATCAGTATAAAGAGGGTGAGAAATCATCCTCTTTTTAGCAGATCAAACATCAAAACCAATAATTAAAGGAGGGCAACCACATGCCAAAATGGACTGAATACACATCAAAAGAGACGTTAGCGGATAATGACGAAGTAATGCTGTATGATGCAACTGCGAGAGCGAATAAGCGCGGATTAATGAGCAAGTTTTGGGATTATGTAGTTGATAAAATGGCAACGGCTGTGATCTCGAAATTGGAGACAAATAATAAGACAATCATCGGGGCGATAAATGCACTAAATAGTGAAAGCTCAATAAGTCTTTGTAAGGTGATCTCTGGTGAAAATACGTTTTCTTCGGAATTAAAAGGAAAATCATACAAAGCTATTATTGGATTCTTTTATGAACCATCCGACAATCCTTTTTCTTTTGGAAGTGGGTATTTTATTGCTTTTCAAGCAACATATCTACAAGAAGCCAACAGTTTTGTTATTATTGGGGCTAGCCTCACTGGAATAATTGAAAATAAATTTGTTAAGTTAAAATGATGAATATCATAAAATCACATGATCTTTATCCCAATCTTTTTCATATCGAGCAACGGAGGAATTCTTTGGCTGGATTATTAACTCAAATAATTGCTACAAGGTTATTTAAAAGTACTAATAAAAATAGGATTGGAATATATATCGCATTCAAAAATTAGTGAAAAGTATCACCGCTGCTCGATATGAAAAAAGGTGTATGGACTAAAATTGTGTAATAGTGAAGCTCGAATGTTTAAAGTAATGTTTTCCAGTCACTCCATGTACCATTTGTGGTATCCATTCTGACACCAATTTTCCCATTATATGTCGAATAAAATTGGACGCTTCTATTTAAGGAACATTTAATAGTGACAATTGTTGAATATCCTAATGGATATCCGTAGGAATTAGAATCATTTGCGCACATGGAAATGCCAATTGGATAATCTATTGGTAGAGTATCTGCCGTGTATTCTTTGATTTTTAGTATTTTGTTCGAAAACTGGCAATCACTATAGAGTTTATTGGAGAAACAAGAAAAAAATAACAAAACACTACCAAACATAAAATGAATATGCTATAATCAGCATATCAAAATCGGAACAACAAAAAGGGAGCTGAGTTCCCGACTACCAATCAAAAAGTCCAACTCCAAGCACCACAAAGGGTACAAAGATATTATAGCATAGTACCTTCCCTTTGGGGCAATAACAGCCATGATTCCGTGAAATTTAATCATAAGAGATATATTGTATAAAGAGTTTATGCTAAAGAGCACTCCATTTGGGGTTCTTTTTATTATGCGCTTTTTTAACCTCAATAATGAAAGGAGACCACACATGAATATTAACACCTCATTAATCAGCAATAATAACAGCTACGCAGGACAAACACCTCTGTATATTGTCATCCACAATACGGATAATACCGCAGCTACAGCAGATGCCAAGGCACACGCCACCGCACAGCATAATGGCAATTTTCATGGATATTCAGCCCATGTATTCGTGGACGATAAATCAGCATATCAAGCCTTGCCGTACAATCGTGGAGCATGGCATGTTGGAGTAAATTACGGTGGTAAGCTTTTTGGAACTGTAAACAATCACAACTCTATTGGAATTGAAATGTGCATGAATGCCGGATATAACTACGAAAAAGCATACCAGAATACCGTTGATGTATGCAAGCAATTGATGAAAAAGTACAATATCCCGGCATTCCGAGTAGTGCAGCATTACGATGTGTGCGCTAAGAATTGTCCATCTGCTATCCGCGCAAAGGGTGACTGGAATAGATTCAAGAAGCTTATTTCCAGTGAAACAGTGACAGTTCCAACCACAAAGCCGACAGTAAAGGTTGACAAGTATTACCGTGTCCGCAAGACCTGGAAGGATTCCAAGAGCCAGATCGGGGCGTACAAGTCACTGAAAAATGCGAAAAAGGCTTGCAAAGCCGGTTACTCTGTTTTTGACTGGAACGGAAAAGCAGTGTATTCCGTGACTGCAAAGAAAAGTGTAGCCAAGGTAGCAAAAGAGGTAATTAACGGCGAGTGGGGGAACGGACAGAATAGACGAGACCGCCTGGAATCTGCTGGCTATAATTACGCAGAAGTGCAGAATGCAGTAAACAAACTTCTTAAATAACAAAAACACTCCCGGGGTTTTCCCGGGAGCTACTTAAAAATAGTATATTCTTCAAATTCGTTTCTTATTTTTGCAAAGTCTTTTCTTCTGATTGGCACCGTAGTCCCAGAAAACATAAGGAACGAATCGTTTATTTCTTTTACCTCGTCCATGTTTATTATGTAGCTCTGGTGACATCTCAAAAATCTGGAATCTAGTAATTCTTCAATATCGGATAGTTTACATCGTTCCGTATAAACTATACCGCAAGTGCAGTGAATAATGATGTATTTGTTTCGACTCTCAATATATTCGATATTTTGAAATTCCACCCGATGAATAAAGTCTTTTCCTTTTATCATAAGAGTGCTTTTGCTGATATGTTCCAGAGCATGATTGAAAGCAGTATACATTCTACCATTTTCAGATCCTTTTATAATATAGTGAATTGGGAGTAAATCAAGAGCTTCAAAAACATACTCTTTGTGGGCTGTCCAGAAAATAATATTTCCATCATAGCCATTTAATCTCAATTCCTTTGCAACTTCAATTCCATTTTCTTCTCTCAAAACGATATCCAAAACTACAATATCATACCATTCGCCATCTGCCACATCATCAATAAGTGGCTGTCCTTTATCATACGGAGTAATCAATGCTTTTATATCACCATTTCGTTTGAGAAAATTATTAATCCGATGCATAAATATACCAATCTGGATTTCGTTATCATCACATATTGCAATTCGCATTCAAATCATCCCTTTTCATGTAAAATTCGCCACCAGAGGTGCTAATTTCGCCATTTCCTGTGTAATTGTATATTTTTTGATACAATATTATCGTACCACATAAGAAAGATAGTGTAAAGAGGCTGTATGATGGAAAGATGTAAGAAGATAACAATTATCTTAATATTGATGTTTGTGCATGTGTTTATTGGGATTCATATGTATTTCAACCCAGAGCGTAGTATTATCTTTGGGAGGGTTAAAACTATCGCAAACATGGTGACGGAAATCAAAAGCAATCCAAATGAGCACAAAAAATCCCTCGATTCCAGAAGCCCAGCCTCTTTATTTCTATCTACATATATAACGAATGAAAAGTACCAAAATCACAATATCTATACTGAAAAAATCATAATTTGCAATAATATCGAGGAAAAGCAACTTGCCAGAAAGGACTTGAGTGGAGATGATTCCGTTCCATTATATGGTTATGAAAACATGATATAATTTAATAAGCAGGAACAAATGTTTGGAATATTGGGAGGGGTTTACGTGGATTACAAGAAAGAAATTATTGAGATGCTTGAAAATATACATAGCGAAAAGTTTATGAAGTTTTTGTATAACATGATTATTTCATTTAAAAAACAATGGGGCTATTAAAAAAAGCAGGGAGATTAATCCCTGCTCTTTTTGTAAAGAAATTCAATCATGTCGAAAACACTCTTTTTATCAGTGTCACTCAGTTCAAGCAACAGCTTAACATGTTCTACAGATATTGTGTCAGTCATAAGTTTTGGGATAAAATCTGTTTCGGTTTCTAAATTATCTTCCCACCCCATCAAATATGCTGGAGTAGTGCAGAGCGCATCCGCCAATGGCTTTGCATATTCTGCTGGTACCTTGTCAATATCTCCTTTTTCATATCTAAATATAGTAGATCTTGATACGCCCAACTTTTCAGCAAGTTCATCAGCGCTCATACCAAGCTGTTTTCTTCTCTTTTTTATTTGTTCGCCAGTTTTCGACATTTTGTACACCTCCTTTCTGAAATATATAATATCATTAATGTTGCGAAAATGCAACAAAAATAATTGCAAAAATGCGAATTTTTATATTGACAAATGCGACTGCAAGAGGTAATATATAATCACAAAGTCGCTTTAATGCGACTAGAAAGGAGGCAACGCTTGTGGTTGTAAATATAGCAAGGCTTAAAGGTAAAATTGTTGAACATGGAAATACACAAGAAGCTGTTGCAAGCGCAATTGGTATGGATAGAAGCACTTTTTACCGTAAGCTGAAAGATGGCGGCGAAAAGTTTACAATTGGTGAAATTCACGGAATTGTAAGCGCAGTTCCATTAAGTAGGGAAGAAGCAATAGATATTTTTTTTACACAGTAGTCGCAATAATGCGACAGGAGGTATTAATGTTAATTCATTTAAAAAAAGCTCTTGATGATAAAGGAATTACAATCAGAGCGTTTGCAAAGGTTCTTGGTGTTGATGAAAGGACTATTCAGAACAAGATAAAGGGGAAAACACCTTTTACTTATCCAGAAGCAGTCCTTTCTAAAAAAGAGCTTTTCCCAGAATATGATCTGGAATATCTGTTTAAAGAAGAATAGCAAAAAACTGACAGGAGTGCTGTCCTATCAGTTCTTGCCTAAATTTGTTTACCTTATGTGTTTTGCAGACTGAACGCACTTGTTGAGTCACATAAGCAGCACCAAATGTTTCTTGAAACACTTCGCCACTTACGCAGTTTTAGTTCTGCGATTGAGTAAAAAGGATTAGCTGCCCATTAGTTGGCGAATGTAGGAATTTTACCTATAAAAGTAAAATTGCTTAACGGTCTTTGGTAACGCAGTTTACTCTGCTTGCGACCTACAATAAGGAACAGGGCAAATTCAAAAGTTTGGTCAAAATACACCGCTCCTTTCATTGCCCATTATCAGGGAATGAAATAATTTTAACACATAGGAAAAATATTTTCAACACAAAACGGAAGTGAAAATCAGACTAAGAAAGGAGTGATAAACACGAACCAGTTAGTACATATTGGAAATTCGGATATCTCAATAAAAGAGTATAACGGTCAGCGAGTGGTTACATTCAAAGATATTGATATGGTACACGGCAGATCAGACGGAACTGCAAGGAAGAGATTTTCGGATAACAGGAATAGATTTATCGAAGGTGAAGATTTCTTTGTTTTGAAACCGTCAGACCTTGAAAACACTCAACTGTCCGAAAAACGGACACTAGAAAATTTGGTAAAAAGCAACTTCGGAACAGTCTTTATGACAGAACAAGGATATCTAATGTTGGTTAAGTCCTTTACAGACGATTTGGCATGGGATGTTCAGAGACAGCTTGTGAATGGATATTTCAAAACCAAAGAAACTGTAAAAAGAGCATTGTCACCAGAGCTTCAAATGTTACAGGGACTACTTTCACAGATGGTTGAAAAAGAACTTGCTAACAAAGAAAGAGACAGACAGATTTTAATTGCCAAAGAAACAGCCGATAAAGCTGTTGCGACTACAGAGAACATCAAAGAAGCGGTTAAGCCTGTATTTGATAACTGGCGTTCAGAAATTAATTCTAAATTCAATCGCATACAAAAAGGCGCCGGAGAAGAGTTTAGAATGCTGAGAACAGAAATGTATCAGGAATTGGAACGCAGAGCTGGATGTGATCTGAATACAAGATTAAGAAATAAGCGAAATCGCATGGCAGAAAATGGCTGCACGAAAACAGAGATTAACTCGCTCAATAAAATGGATGTTATTGATGACGATAAAAAGTTACGAGAGATTTTCTCAAAGATTGTAACTGAATATGAAATTAAATATTGCGCATAAAAGAAAGGAGGATGCAAGTTGAAACCAGATAACGAAACAATAATCCGTTTTAAAAACGGTCGCATATTGCATCTACCATACGAAGCGTACGATAAAATAGCTTTTTACGGCGAAGGAGTTACAGAAATTCGATGGAATACTGGAAATTCTCAGACTGAAATTCAGTTAAAACAGGAAGATGTACTCTACATCGCTAGGACAACGCAGAACACACTTGACAGCAAAAATTATACCACAGGGGAGAGAATAAAAGAAAATAGGGAGGAAAAACAATGATTAAATTTGAAAACGGATTAGTTAACATTTCTGGTAAAGGTATTGATATCCTTTCAGAGTATGCAGTTATTACCCATGAAATTAAAGAGATGTTTGTAAAAGATGGGGGGGGGAAAGAGAAAGAAGTAAAAGAGCAGCTTAGACATTCGTTCGAGCATGGCCTTATGAGCGAAGAAGAACTTGACAAAGAAATCAAGGAAAAGTTCAAACAGGCAGATGCAATTATTCCGTTTATTTCGCTTCTGGAAGAAATGCTTAAAACATTTGGAGCAAAAGATAAGGAGGACTAATCGTGGTAGAAACTAAGAGCACAGATTATATTCCAGAGAATGCCAATGAAGAATATGCACTTCTGGTTGGAAGATTAAAGGCATTTGAAGCTTGGGCGAATAGCGTGAAAGATTATGATTTCACAAAGAAAATGGCATTTAGAATGCTTGGGCTTGATGTGGAAGAAGTGAAGGAGGAAAAGAAAGAATGAAATGTTTCAAAGGCTTTGAAAAAGACTTAAAGTGCAGAGATTTCCAGTATGAGGAGGGAAAAGAGTTTCATACAGAAAAAGCGGATTGCTGTAATGATGGATTTCATGCGTGTGAGTATCCTTTGGATTGTTTTGCATATTATGATCCAGCACACAGCGTATTTCATGAGGTAGAGTTATCTGGAGAAATGGATAAGGATGGAAATGATACTAAGGTATGTGCTACTGACATTAAGATTGGCGCAAGAATTTCTATTGCTGGATTGGTGAAAGCGGCTATTGAGTTTACCATGAGCAAGGTAAATAAAGAGGGAAAATCAGACGAAAGACACGGCTTTGCATCTGCGACAGGGTATCGTGGAGCCTCATCTGCGACAGGGGATCGTGGAGCCTCATCTGCGACAGGGTATCGTGGAGCCTCATCTGCGACAGGG